ATGCTAGCGTCCGGCGACAAAGAGGGCGTCATGGACCTGCGATCAATCATCTCGGCGCCCAAGGAGAGCATCAAGACTGGCGAGTGGCGTCGTGGCGAGATCCCACGTGTGCAGTGGCCGTCCAAGCGCGCTAAAGCGAAGGCCTACAAGTATGGCCCTCTCTACCAGTGGCGGATCGTCACGTTCGCCTGCTCCGGACATGACTGCCGTGTTCGCCTGCTTCTGAATGAGGACAAGCAGATATTCCGTGCGTCGCTTGGCGTGGTCGTCTCCGGCGAAACGATCTCGATCTGCGACTACGAGTGGCACGCATCAGAACCCGGCTGGCACTGTCACGCGAGATGCGACGAGTTCCGGCACCTGAGCGCGTCCTTTAATCGCTTTGGTGGGCAGAGGATCCCGAAAGCCAACTCACATCACCGACGGGTGGAGTTCCGTTTCAAACGGGACGTGCTATCTGCCGCGAATGCGTTCAATTGCGCGGTCGACATTTTCGGCCTGGATAAAGGGGGAGGCATCGTATGAAGGCCGAACTCTGCAAAGCGTTCTGTGACGACATCACCGTTACCGTTGTTCCAGCTGGCCTCGCGGTCAGCACGGCGTTCATCCGTGACGACGGGGACCGCATAGCATTCTACGTCGTCGACAGGAGCGACGGCCTCGTGCATCTCGAAGACGATGGCGCGACGATACCGATGTTGGAGCAAGCCGGCGTCGACTTTGGAACCGACACGCGTCAGCGAGCCCTAGACACGCTCCTCTCCGGTGTCGGCGCCTTCTTTGATCACGATGATGCAACCGTCAGGACGCTCCCCTTTCCGAAACTCGAACTGCCCAGCCGTGCGCTAGCCTTCATTGGCGTGATGATCAGGATGAACGACTTCCTACTCCTCACGCAGGAGAAGGCGGCATCGACGTTCCGTGAGGACGCCGCCGCCGCGATACGCGATGCGTTGGAGGGGAAAGCTGACATTCGCGAAAATGAGATCGTCGATCGGAAGCTAAAGGAGGTGAAGGCGGATATGGTCCTGGAAGCGAGGGGGCAGAAGCCTGTTGCCGTATTCTTCGGCAATACGCCCAATCGTATCCACGATGCCATCTTCCTGCATCAGGCTGCAGCCTACGAAGTGCATGTCCCGCTTTCAGTCGTCGCACTCCTTGAGCAGGACAACTCAGTTCCGGCTGACCTCCGCCGTCGAGCGAGCAATCGCCTTACAACGGTACCTGTCTTCCGCGACGACGAAGAGGCCGCAGTTGCCCGGATTGTGCGGGAAGTTACCGGCGCCGCCGCCTAATTCTGACGCTCATCCGCCTTCTCTAGGTATTGCGCCGCGAGCTTCTGCAGACGGCTGTCGTCGGTGTGAATGTGCTCGGCGCCCTTCATCGGATCGAGGATACCGCGCGACTGGCTGGATTTCAGACCGAGCGTCTCGATGATCAGCGGGTCGGAGCCGTCCTCGGACTGGAGGTAGATCGCCTCGACCGGCCGGCGTTGGCCCGGCCGGCGCACTCGGCCGACCACCTGCTTGTGGACCTGTGGTGACCAGTCGAACTCGCCGAAGACGACGGTCGCGCACCGATGCTGCAGACCGTCGAGGCCAGCGCCCGACCGCAGCGAGATAATCATCAGGTTCGTGCGCCCCTCCATGAACGTCGCCTTCGCCTTGTCCTTCTGGGACTGCGATTCCGTGCCCGTGTAGAGGACCGGCTTAAGGTCGGCGAGAACGTCCATCCAGATGTCGTAGACGTCGCGGTGCCAGCCGGCGAGGAGCACGGGCTCGCCGCTCTCGACGATCATGCGGACCATCGCAGCGACCGACCGAGCTTTCGACAGGCCGGTGATGCGGCGGGCGAACATGTCGAGCTCGCGGGCCGCCTGACCGCGCTGCATGAAATCGCCGGTGGTCACTCGCAGCGCCAGGGCGCGAGCCTCGGCGTGTGCGCTCTCGACGATCCGCTCGTCGGTGTCGACGCTGCGCAGGATCGTGCTGACCGGCGGCAGGTCCGTCTCGACGTCGTGTTCGGTGCGGCGGAGGGTCAGGCCGGTTTCTAGGAGGTAGGTCCCGAGGGCGTCAGGATTGTTGACGATCCAGTGCTTGCCGGTCCACCGGCACCACTCGCGGCAGAACTCGTCGAAGCTGCCGAGTTCGCCGGGCGCGATGAAGCGGAGGACATCGTAGATCTCCGAGCCGTAGTTGTAGATCGGGGTGGCGGTCAGCCCCATGGCCATGCCGGTGGAATCGGTGAAGACCTCGGCGGCGCGCCCCTTCTGCGTCTGGACACCCTTCCGCAGCTCCTGGACCTCGTCGTAGACGACCGAGGCGAAGGTGCCGCGCGCGGCGATATCGGTCCACCCGGCGATGTTCGAGTAGCGGAAGATGTAGATGTCGGCCGGCGGCAGGCTGTAGGGCTTGGTGCCCTTGATGATGTGCGCCGTCAGCGTCGTGAACTTCTCGACGTATTCCTTCGCCCACTGCGTCGCCAGATGCGCCTGGACGACGATCGCCGCCGGCAGGCGCCGTTTGTTGGCGACGGCCGCTAGTGCCGAGATCGTCTTGCCGAGGCCGACGTCGTCGAGGAGGAGGAGACGGCCGCGCTTGTGCGCGATCTCCGCCGCGCGCGCCTGGTAGGGATAGGGCGTGCGCCCCTCACGGAACGAGATCGGCCGCGTCGGCTGCCAGTCCGGCAGAAGGATCGCGTCGATCTGCGCCTGATCCTGAAAGAGCCGGGCGCGGCCGTGCTCCAGCGCTTCTCGGTCCTCCGGGCTGATCTGGAGCGGGTAGCGCTCCATGAACCACAGGAGGTCGGCCGCCAGATCGTCCGCGCCGTACAACGCGATCGGCGGCGTCGCCGTCGTCGCCACCTTCGGGAAGACGCGCTTCAGCTTCATGACGACGTGCGGCTCGGCGCGCTCCACGACCCACTGACGTTCGCCCAAGCGGGCGAGGGCTCCATAGGTTCTCACAGCCAGCCGGCTCCGACGGAAACATGGCGGAAGGGCTTGCCCCCGCAGGTGGAAATGCTCGACGGCACGGCGACGGTGCCGACCAGGACGAGTGCGGTGATGGACGGGAAGGCGGCGTAGCGCTCGAGCTGGCGCCAGACTGAGAGGCGGCCGCCGCCGATCTTCGCCTCGATGCCGATGCCATCGGCGAAGAAATCGATCCGGTTGCGCTGGTCGAGCCGATACTCGGCCGTGACGGGAATTCCCATATCGGCCAGGACGGCGCCGATCTCGGCTTGCAGGCGCGCTTCCGTGTCGACCGGCATGCGGCGCGAGCGCAGCGCGGCCGTGACCCGGTCGAGGTTGAGGTTGAGATCGGACGGCATCAGAACAAGATCTCTTCGGCCGGCGGATATCCGTCGTGCTGGACGCCATCCAGGAGGCGACCGGCGGCCTTCTTGCCGACGCGCTCCAAGACCGAGGCACCCCCGAAGAGGTCGATCTGACGGGGGTAATGGTCGATCTGCACGACCATCGGCGGGCAGGAGTCCGTGTAAGGGGGCGCCGTCGCGAGAGCCAAGTCGCCAGGCATGCCCGAAGGGCGCGGCGCGGCAAGACCCCACTCGCCCCACTGCTTGAACAGGAATGGCACCTCAGCCTTCGCGCACTGGTCGCGGATCGCCCGAGCCCAATCGGGATGCATTGGGCGGGCGCCGTGACCGCTCTCGCCGCCGACGACGATCCAGTCGATGCGCTCGAAGGCGCCGTCGCAGTCTTGGAGCGCGTTCCGATCGACGCGGAAAGTCTCCGGTCGATCCGGCTCGCCATCCTCACCGAGCACCACGCCCGCCTTCTCGCCGAGCGAGATGCTGGTGAAATCGATCGGCCCCAGCATCGGCTCGGCGCTGACCCAACGGACTGCCGCTGGCGTGTCGAGAAGCGCCGGGATACGCTCGTCGGCGCGGCGTTGATCTTCTGCCGAAACGCCGAGCCAGACATTCGGCAAAGGCCAGACGCGCAGGTCTAGAGCGGGAGTGTTCCAGCAGCCGGTGGCCGCCAGCGCAGCCGCAGCGTTCATGGACGGATGACGGCCGCGCTCGTCAACCCGGCGGCAGTAGTCGCGCATCCGATCCGGCCGCTTCGTCAGGACCTGGAACGTGTGCTGCGGGGCGAGCGCCATCACCGCGAAGACCTGATCGAGCATCTCATCCGTGACGCCCTCGGCGAAGAGGTCTCCGTGCGCGCAGACGAAGATCATGCGCGGCCGGTGCCAGCGCAGCGGCTGGTCGAGCCACTCGGCGTTGAAGCGAATTTCGCCGGTCCAGACCGGGCCCGCTTTCGTGTCGCGCGTCAGGCCGGTGCGCGACGGGATGTGCTTCAGTCGCGTGCCGGCGAGCTTCATCGCGTAGCAGTTCGTGCAGCCAGGCGAGACGACCGCGCAGCCTGTGATCGGGTTCCAGGTCGCGTCAGTCCATTCGATCTTCGTACCGTCGGCCATCAGAAGGGGCGCTCCTCGTCTTCGTCGCGATCGCCGATCGGGGCAGGAAGCGACATGCGGGAGGGCGCCACGTAAGGCGTATTCATCCGGAGCACCGACGCCTCGTCGGTGAAGGTGGCGGAGAAGATCGCGGCGCCGCCGTAGAAGTGCGTCGTCCAGGACGTGACGGTAACACTTGGAACCGGACGTTCATCACCTGGGAGATCGATGCGCTCGACCTTTGGGATGTCGATGCGTAGCATCTTCGCACCGAACCGCTCCTCCTCACGCACCCGGCCGGCGTGCCGACGATGACCGAATACCTCAATGATCATCCAGTCGGCGGCCGGCTCATCGCCGGCAGGGCTGGTTTGCTCGCTCATGCGGCGATCCTTTCTGAGAGTATGGGATCCTCGAGCCAGGGCCGCCACCGCGTGAGGCGGCCAACGAAATAGCGGGTGCGGTACTGCTGCTCGAACCAGTCGAGCATCTCGCGGTAGTCCGCGAACCCATCGGCGCGGGCGAACTCGTCCCGGTCCTCGAACTCGGGAGGCAGGGCGGCCAGATTGCCGAAGGTCACGTACTCGGGTCGCAGCGCGACGTACTGGACGAGTTCGCAGACGGGGTCAGGATCGACCAGCCTGCGGCATGCGGCCGTCCGCTGCCCGGTGTAGAGCTGGAGGCGGTCGCCGGGTTTGGCGCGCGCCGTCTGGCGGATCGTCTGACGCTTCGTCAGGTTCTCAATGAGGGGCACGAACCGGCCCTGAAAATTGAAGGCGACCATTAGCGTGTGAACCCCTCGCGCGGCATGGTGTAGGGGCGCGGCTGGAGGTCCTTGCGCAGGTACAGCGGGTGGCCCGGCTCGCCGCCGTTCGTTAGCCTGAGAGCGTGCGGCCGGCCGCCGGCCTCGGCGATGAGCTCGACGACACGCCGGTCGCGCTGGTGCAGACGGCCGTGCGCGCCCCAGCCGCAGACTACGATCGACGAGGCGACGGCGATCTCGGCGAGGTGCTGGTCGTTGTCGGGGCCGATCGGGTCGCAGACTTCGCGCAGCGCGAACGGACTAGTCGACCGGTAGGCGAAGATGTTGCCAAGCACGAGCGAGCCCATGCCCCAGGCCCTGGCGTAGCCGATGCAGCGGCGGATCGTCGGATCGTCGTTGGTCTCGTCGGCCGTGGACGGGTTGAGCAGGATGAAGGCGACGCGGGGCAGGGCAGCGTCCCAGACGCGCTCGAGGCGGTACCGCCACGTCCGGCAGGAGGAGAAGACGGCGGTCATCGTCGGTTGTCAGATGTGGCAATCGACGACGACGACGAACTGATCCAGCCGGACCATCGCAAGCATTTCTGTGAACTTGGCGTCCCAGTCGTCGGTCTCGCCGGACGATATGCCCCACCAGCCCATGCTGCCGCGCGCGTACCACTGGCCATCCTTGACGACGGCATAGGTGATGAGCGCGGCCGCCGCCTGGGCCCAGCTGTCAGCTGTCTGACCCTCAACCATTTTGGGAGGATCGTTCCAGGTGGCGCGGTGTACCTTCTTCAGATGCTCACCGGCTTCGCCGTAGAGCGAGACGAGCCATTCCCCATGAGCGTCCCCGCGTGGCTTCTCGCCAGGCAGTTCCATCCACGCTGCATGGGCCGCATCATTGAGGATGCAGGCCGCCACCACCTGCTCGGTCGTCAGACCGGTTTTCTGTGCGATCTCCGCGAGCTTGGCACGGCGCTGCGCCACTTCAGTCGACTTCATAGTCGACCAGTCGATGTCCTCCATGCGTCCGCCATCGAAGGTGCCGCATGGCGCGCCCGGCCGCATCAGGCCTGGTCCGCCGACCACGCCCGACGCCGCGCCGGGCTTCAAGCGGAACAAGCCTGACCAGCGCCCGCCGATCACCCACCAGTCCCATTTCCTGTTCGGGTTGGTCAGATAATAGAAGCGGTCGTCGCGTTCGATTATGCTGTCGCCATGTTCGTAGATCGCTGCATCGCGCATAGTTGCGTGGCCAAGCCCGTGCTGGCGTGCTTCGTCGGCCGCAAGCTCGACCTCCTCAGCGCCATCGGGCAACTCGAAGCCCGGCCTACTGAAGACGTCGTTGGGGTCTGTGGCGCTGGTGTAGAACTTCCGGTCGTACCGGCATGAGAACGTGCCGTCGGCCAGCTTGACCGCAGAAACACTGCTCTCAAAGGTCTCGCGCACGTCATCGGTGACGTCGACCTCGATTACATACTGATCCTTGATCCCCGTGCATTCGTATTCGTGCCAGGGCTGAAGGATCGGAGCGATCGTCTCATGGGTCGGTGGCTCGTCCATGACGACGAGAACGGTGAAATGCGACATGGCGCGCTCCAGGGTCAGACGTAGAGGGAAAGGAGGATGGCGAGACCGACGAGGATCAGGACGCTGCCGGTCGTGGCGAGCATGATCTGGGGGATGGTCAGGTCCTTCATCGAGCGGACCCTTCGGCTTCGCGCATGAGACCGGCGAGCACTTCCTCGATGGCTAGCGCGGCGCGCAGTCGGAGTTCGGCGGCATGCCGCTCCTTCCAAGCGCTGTCGGAATGCGAGGTCTTATTCGCGAGCGCCCAGGCGACGCCGTCGACTTCCTCACGCCGCTTGGCTTGAACCTTCTCGTTGTGGCGAACGCAGCTTTTCACCGCGGCGGCGTGGAGGTGCTCGAGCGTGATCACGACCTACCCTCCACAACCTCGGTGGCCACGGCGCCCTCGCGCTGATTGGCCATGGCGAGCGCGAGCTCCGCCTCAGCAGCGACCTTCCGCGCCAGATCCGGCGAGCCGTTCCCGAACTCGTAGGAGCGAAGGGCGTGCGCAGCGGACTTAAGGATCCTCCGCAGCGCCTGGTTCTCGGCGAGGATCACTTCTCGCTCACGCATGACAGGGTGTCCTTCGCGGCTCGGGTGAGGAGGGTCTGGTCGGCCGCGCGCTCGGACGGCGTGCCCCGGCTGGTGCCCCGCGCCCGATGCTGGGCGCAGTAGCTGCGTTCAAGAGGGATGGAGCGGCCACAGCAGCGCTTGTCGCCGAGCGGCACGTCCTCGCCCCAGAGAGGCCAGGCGCACTGGCCGGCGCGCCGATCGAGAAACCGGACGCCGGCCGGATCCGGCTCGCTCAATCGAGCCCGCGCGCCGCGCGCAGGTTCGCCGCGACCGGCAGGAAGGACGAGACGACGTCATCAAAGGCGTCGGGGTTCGCCGCGATCCAGGCGTCGGACACGTAGAAGAGGGCGGTCACCGACAGGGTATCGGTCGAGCCCCAGTGGCCGAAGCCCTCGTACTTCACGGCCGTCGGCTCGTAGAGCGGCTTGCCCTTGGCATCGAGCGTGTCGTTGAAGTCCTTGTCGACGACGTCCACGAAGTCGAGGACCGAACCCTTGCCGGCGACGCTTGCGATGCGCGCCACGAAGTCAGAGTTCTTCGCCGAGGTGAAGAACATGCAGCCGACATCGGAGCCGTCGACGATCTGGGTGAGTGCGAGCGCATCGCCCACCGGCTCGGTCGGGATGACTGAATACTCGTCGCCGCCCTCGACCTTGTCCGCGTGGACGAGGCCGTTCCACGAGACCCAGCTGCCCGAGCCGAACTTGCCGATCGCGACCTTCGGTTTCTTCGAGATCAGGTCGCCCAGATCGTCGATGCCGAGCGAAGCGTTGCAGACGAGGTTGAGCGTCTCCTTGAATACGGCGCCGACGCGCTGGACGGCGAGGCCGGCGCCGGCGTTGCTCGACCGATAGACCGTGTCGGCGTCGGACTGGATCACGGCTGCGTCGCAGTCGCCCTTTTTCAGAAGGTCGAGGTTCTTCCAGGAGCCTTCCGTCGCGATGGGCTCGACGACGACGGCTCCGTTGAGCGTGCGGCGCAGCTGCTCGGCGAAGGCGAAGTAGTTCCCGCTCTTGGAAGCGGTGCAGACGCGCAGAGGAGCGTCGGCGAGGGCGGGCGCCGCGGCGCCCATTAGGGTGGCCGCAGCGAAAGCGGCGAGGCGGATGGCCATGAGCCGTGTTCCTTGTGTCGGGGATGGGGGAGGCGTCGCGCTTAGTGCGCGTAGGAGAGGGCCGGGTGGCCGTCGCGGGCGACCTCGGCGAGGTCCGAGCGGTTGTTCGGGCTGTCGAGGATCGCCTCGACGATGCGGTCGATCGCGGTGCGCTGGCCGGCCGGCAGTCGATCAACGCGTTGAGCAAGCGCCAAAGCCCGAGCGGACGGCGCGCGAGGCCGGGCGTGCTCGCTCGTCTCGACCGCGGAGACGGCGGCTGCCACCAGCTCGTCGCCGTCGAAGCCGATGAACTCGGCGAGGCGCACGGCCGTCGCGAAGGCGACGCGGTTCGCGCCGCTCTCGTACTTCTGGACCTGCTGATAGGTCACGCCAACGCCCTTGCCGACATCGGCGAGGCTCAGGCGCGCGGCCAGGCGGCGCTTCCGCAGTTTCGCACCGACGGCAACGTCCATGGGATCACGTTCAGGTTTCATGCGGCATCTCCGAGGACGAGGTTGATCTCGCGATCGATGTCGTCTCCGGCGAGGAGGCGCTCGATCGCGGCGTTGCAGCGTCGCCACCAGGCGATGGCGACTTCGGTCTTGCCGTGCCGGCGGATCAGGAGGGCGCAGTCCTTCCGCGCCTGAACCCAGTGCTCCAGGGTCAGGTCCTCGTCGCGATCGGGAGTGACCGCGCGGCCGCGCCGCCTGAATGCTGGCTCGAGCATTGGTCAGGCCCGGTGGACGTGCTTCGCGGCGAGCGCGGCGCGATCCCTGGCGGAGCCGAAACGAGGATCGAGGTGGATGTTGCGGATGCGGCGGCGGGCCAGTTCCGCCGTGCCGGCGTCAGCGATCGCGCCGAAGACCTGCTCGACGATCTCCGCCGATGCGTCGTCCGGGACGACGTCCGAAATGATCTGGCCACCGGGGAAGCTGGCTTCCACGCGATACCCGCCCTCGACGGCCATGCAGCGAACCGACGAGGCGACCGGCCTCGCAACACCTACGTGGCCAGCGTTGCCATTGGTTAAGCGGGCCTGGGCGAGGAAGTCGGACGAGGTCTCGGCTTCCTCGAAGCTGCGGCGGATATCCTGATCGAAGGCGAGGTCGTCGAACTCCTCCGGCAGCGCCTGGGAGAAGTCCTCGTCCGGCTGGAAGGGCTGGGCGGTCGAGCGGTCGATGGTGCGGCGGGCGGATGCCATGGTGCTTCTCCACAACGCGAAGGCGATGCAGAAATAAAAGCACTGCTTTCATATTCGTGCAAGCGAAACTTTCATGTGAGAATCCATTGGCGATCTATCGACTCTGACGTGTGGAGAATCAACAATAGAACGAAGCATGAACGGATGGGCGTATGACGAGCGTAACGATGAAGGATGTCAGGTCTGTCGCCGTCGAGTGTGCTGATTGTGGGCGTGAGCGTTGGCTGCGCCTGATCGATCTACGCAGGCATGGGGTTCGAGATGACACTCCATTTCCCCGATTCGCTCAAAGCCTTCGCTGTCAGACCTGCAAGGCCGACGGTCAGCCAGGCGAGAACATTTCCGTTACGCCGAGGTATGTCGCAGAGGCCGGAGGTGTCGCGAATGACGTCAGGTGGCTCAGAAGCCGAGGAGCTCCTTGAAGGGGATGACGCGATGAATGGCCTTCACCTCCTTCATGGGGAAACGAAGCTCGATCGCAGGGTTGAACTGGCGAACGATCAGCTCCTTCGCCGTTCGCTGAACGAGGCGCTTCACATATCCGCGCCGGGATCCGCCAGGCTCACCCTGCAGCTCAATGACTACGTCGTCCCCCGGCACGGCATGCCGGCCACCGCAATAGGCGAGATCGCCAACTTCGAAGCGAGGAGACATGCTGTCTCCGAGAACATGGATCGCGAAGACGTTGCGGACCGCGGCTATGCCAGGCGGTCGGCGCGCATAGTCGATGACGTCGCCGATGAACTCGAAATCGGCTCCATCTCCACCGATGCCGACGCCTTCCACTGGAACATCGCGAGGGCCGAACGCGACGGGACCAGGATCGGTGACCTGTTCGACCTCGTTTAGATCCGGAGATTCCTCCAGATACCGCACCTCGCCGCGGTGGGCCGAGACCGGGTCGATCTTCAGGAAGCCGCAGACTGCCCGGAGGTTCTCCATCGTGAGAGCGTTATCGCTCCGCTCCCACTGACCGACCGCGGCAACAGAAACGCCGACGGCTTTTGCAACGTCCTTCTGGACCAGCCCGCGACGCTTCCGCGCCTCCTTGATCGCTTCACCTACAGTCGTCATCACAGAGTTGTGGGGCGAAAGCTCAACTTTCGTCCATAAAAGTCTCGCTTGTTCTGCAATGAAAGCTGTGCTTTTATCAGGTTCATGAGCGAACTCGACGACATGAGAGACGCGCTTCGACGCGCAATTCGCAAGGCCGGTGGCCCGAGCGTTATTGGTCTGGCCGCTGGCATTTCCCAGCAGGCCGTCGGCCAATGGGAAATCTGCCCGCCGCTGCGGGTCCTGATCGTCGAGCGTTGCAGCGGCGTCAGTCGCTACGAACTTCGGCCTGATCTCTACCCGCTGGAAGGCGCGCCCGGCGCTGCGGGTCACGAGATGCAGGCTCCGAACGGGGCTGCGGCATGATCGGCGCTGATCACTCTTGGCGCTCGCGCCTCATCACCATGCATGTCTCGCTCCTGCGCGGTCGGCGTGCCGCGAAGCTGACCCAGCAGCAGCTCGCGGACCGCCTCGGCGTCGATCGCCGCACCGTTCAGCGCTGGGAGGACGGCAGCTGCGATCCGTCGAGCCAGGATCTTATCCGCTGGGCCGACGCGCTTGGGTTCGCCCTGTTCGCCGCTCCTCTCTCGGAATGCGGCACATCTGCCGCTTTCGATCGAGAGGCATCCGCCGAGATCGAAGCGGTGGCCAAGCCTGAGCCGACCGCGCAGGCGGCAGCTCGCCGCCAGCTTCCATCCGCTCGCACCGCCCTCCTTCGCGGGAGCACTACCTTGTCCACGACCGAGCAGGCCCGTGCCTACCGCATGCTGGTAGTGGAAGGTCGCTCCCATGCCGCCGTCGCCGCTGCGCTGACCGCCGATCGCCCGCATGGTGCGGCCCGCGTCACCGAAGAGGACGTACGCGCGCTCTTTCGCGCCGAACGGTCCCTGCATTTTCGCGATGCGTTTCATGGTTCGCCTGACCTGCCTGTTGTTGGCGAGATTGCGGCGGGACGTCGCGGCGTTCACGTGAAATCGCCGGCCAGTCGTTCACGGGGTGCCCGATGAGCGCCGTCCGCCCGACCGAAGAGCCGCGCGAGCTGACGGCTGACGAGCGCGCGATGAAGCTGATGACGGCTGCGCTCGTCGATCAGTGCGGCGGCAACGGTGCCGCCGCGGCGGCGCTCGGCGTCTCGAAAGCCCTCGTCTCGAAATGGTGCCACCCGCGCATTCCGGACGGTGAGAAGTCGCCAGCCTTCATTCCGATGGCGGCGGTCCTCAAGCTCGAGCGGCTCTGCGGTGCGGCTGTCCTGACGCGCTGGATGACCGAGACGGCCGAGACCGATCCGACCACGGCGCTCGATCCTCTCTCCTACGAGCACGTCGCTGAAATGGCGCTTGAGCACTCTCAGGCCGCCGGCGCCCTAATCCGCGCCAAGGCGGACGGGAAGATCGACGCGGCCGACCGCGCCGAGCTGCGCAAGGAGTTCGTCGACGTCATCGCGCTGTTCACGCGGCTCGTGCGGAAGATCGACCTGTCATGAGCGCCGCGACCCCGCCCTTCGGCCGGCGCCGCTCGATGGAATCGGCCCTGCGGCGCGTGCAGCCCGCCGACCTCGTCGTCGAGCATACGAACCCGCGGCCGGCGCTGCCGAACGACCAGCCGGGCATCATCTTCACTGACCATCTCGATCGTGCGGCACAGCAGCACGTCGAGCACGCCACCCGACCGCGCGCCCGCGCGTCGCCTCGGTAGCTGCGCGCGGCGCCCTCCCGCCGCGTGACCGCCGGGCCGCCATCCTCCTCCCAGGCGGCCCGGCACCCCATCCCGGATGAAACCGGGCCTTTCGGCTCGCCCACCTCGCTCCGCACCCCGGCGCGTGAACGGCAGCCCCTTACCCGAAAACGGAGACTGCCATGCTGGCCAGTTTGAAACAGAAGCTCCTCGGCGGCGCCTCGCGCTTGTCCGGGCGTACCGATGCCCTCGAAGCCGTCTGCGCCGCTGCCGCGCTGGTGGCCGCTGCCGATGGCGACATCGCGGAGAAGGAGATCGCGGCGACGCTGAAGGCGATCAAGGCGAACGCGAGCCTCGCCGCCGCCTTCGACGCTCGCACGATCGAGACGGTCGCGCAGCGCATGCTGGATCGCGCCGAGGGCGGCCGGGTTGGGCGCATGGGTCTCTACAAGGAAATCGAGCAGGTCGCGGCCGATGCCGAGATCGCCGAGCTCGTTCTTCTCGCCGCTGTCGACGTCTCTGAAGCGGACGGCTCGATTCAGGATGCGGAGCGCAAGGTGCTCGAAGAGGTGGCCAAGCGGCTCGGCCTCAGCCTCGCGTCGGTCGGGCTCTGAGCCGCCGATGATCGGCTTTCTGAAAGCCAAGGCGCGGGCGGTGGTTCTCACCGCCGCCGGCGTCCTTCTCGCCCTCCAGATCATCCTCCCCACGACGCTCGACCTCCTGCTCGGCCTGATCCTGCTCGGCCTGGTCTGGGTCGCGACGCGGCTGACCTGAAAGGACAGGCCTCGTGACGCTGAACAATCACGCCCGCACGCCGCTGCATAAGCTGCCGACGGTCATCCTCGACCAGATCGAGACGATGAGCGCGACTGGCGAGACACCGGAGGCGGTGGCCGCCGCGCTCCTGCGCGATCACGGGATCAAGCGCCGGCCGGCGACGGTGCAGTTCTCATCGCCTTTTCAGGAGGGCCGGCGTCGGCTCGCCGAAGCGCAGGCGGTTCGCGAGGCCGCGGACGCCGCCGAGCACTCGGCGCGCACCGCCGCCTGGAAGGCGCGGCACTGGCGGCACCCGGAGCATCCGGGCGTCACCCTCCCGCGCCTCACCATCCTCGCTGGCGCACCGGCCTGAGAGCGGCGCATGACGATGATTCTCGTCCATCGCCTCGAGCTCGCCGAGCGGGTCGATCTCGCGCTCGACGGGGACATGCTCGACTGGCTGGCGGATCACGTCGGCATGGGCCGCAGCGACATTTGGCTGCGCCATGCGCGCGGCATGGTCGGCGATCTGAGCGGCGCCGAGCGTCTCGTCGATGACCTCTTTCCCGGCGCGTATTGGGCGGTCGGCAAGGCGAAGGATCGCAGCGATGCGGCCGAAGCGCACGCAGTCCTCATCCCGGTAGGCGCGGCTTCACCCATCGTTTCCAGCGCCCGCTGGCCAGCGAACGCCCTGATCGCGGCGACGGTGCGCGCCTACGCGGCCGGCGCACTCAGCGTGCCCTTCGCCGCCAACGACCGCGGGAGGGCCGCATGACTGCGCCCAGCTATGCCGACTTCCTCCGCTCGAAGACGAAGATCGCGCCTCGGCTCGGCTTCGACGTCTCGCACCGCGCCTTCCATCCCCGGCTGAAGGACCATCAGCGCGCCATCTGCCAGTGGGCGGTCCGCGGCGGCCGGCGCGCGATCTTCTCCCGATTCGGTCTCGGCAAGACGGGCATGCAGCTCGAGACCCTGCGCGAGACGCTGGAGCATCTCGACGAGACGGCCGTCGGCCTGATCGTGCTGCCCTACGGCGTCCGGCTGGAGTTCGTGAAGGAAGCGGCGCTGCTCGGCATCGAGGTCCGGTTCATCCGCTCGGCCGCAGAGATCGATCCGGCCGCCTGCCGGATCTATCTGACGAACTACGAGACCGTGCGCGACGGCCGGCTCGACCCCGCGCTGTTCCAGGTCGTCAGCCTCGACGAGGCGAGCGTCCTGCGCTCCTACGGCTCGAAGACCTATCAGACGTTCCTGCAGCTGTTCGATGCCGTGCCGCTGCGCTTCGTCGCGACCGCGACGCCCTCGCCGAACCGGCTGAAGGAGCTGATCCACTACGCCGGGTTCCTCGGGGTGATGGACACCGGTCAGGCGCTCACGCGCTTCTTCCAGCGCGACAGCGAGCGGGCCAACAACCTGACGCTCTACCCGCACAAGGAGCGGGAGTTCTGGCTGTGGGTGAACACCTGGGCGGTGTTCCTGCAGAAGCCGTCCGACCTCGGCTTCTCGGATGAGGGCTATGACCTTCCGCCGCTCGACGTGCGCTTCCACGAGATCGCGACCGAGATCTTCGACGGCAGCTTCGAACGGGACGGGCAGGGGCGCCTGCTGCGCGAGGAGGGCAACGACCTGCAAGCGGCCGCGCGCGAGAAGCGGTCGAGCCTCGCGGAGCGCATTGCGACCGCGGCCGCGATCGTCGCCGCCGCCCCGGCCGACCACTTCATCCTCTGGCACGATCTCGAGGATGAACGCCGCGCGATCGAGAAGGCGGTACCGGGCGTCCGGTCCGTGTTCGGCTCGCAGGACCTCGACGAGCGCGAAGGCATCGTCTCGGATTTCGCGGAAGGCCGGCTGCAGCACATCGCCGCCAAGCCGGTGATGCTCGGCTCGGGCGCCAACTTGCAGCACCACTGCCACCGCGCCGTGTTCACCGGCATCAGCCCGAAGTTCAACGACTGGTTCCAGGCGGTCCACCGGATCCTGCGCTTCGGCCAGACGTACGCCGTCCGCATCGACATCGTCCACACAGATCAGGAGCGCGGGACGATGCGCATCCTCATGGAGAAGTGGACCCAGCACGAGGAGATGATGGAGACAATGAGCGCGATCATCCGCGAGTTCGGCCTGGAGCAGCTGAACATGGCCAGCGAGATGCAGCGGGCCATCGGCATCGAGCGGCAGGAGGCGGCCGGCGACGGCTGGCGTGTCGCCAACAACGACTGCGTCGAGGAGACGCGGGCGATGCCAGACGCCTCGGTCGACCTGATCGTGACGTCGATCCCCTTTGCCAACCACTACGAATACACGCCGAGCTACAACGACTTCGGCCACACCGACGACAACGCGCACTTCTGGGCGCAGATGGACTTCCTGACGCCGGAGCTCTTCCGCGTCCTCGAACCGGGCCGCATCGCGGCCATCCACGTGAAGGACCGGATCCTGTTCGGCAACGTGACCGGCTACGGCCGGCCGTCGGTCTCGCCCTTCCACGCGGAAGCTCTCTTCCACTTCATCCGGCACGGTTTCGTCTTCTGCGGGATGATCACCGTCGACACCGACGTCGTGTTCGAGAACAACGGCACCTACCGGCTGTCCTACTCCGAGATGCTGAAGGACGGCTCGAAGATGGGCGTCGGCTCGCCCGAATACGTCCTCCTGTTCTTCAAGCCGCAGACGGACCGCTCGAAGGGCTACGCCGACGTGCGGATCGCCAAGGACCGTGAGGACTATCCGCTCGCCCGCTGGCAGATCGACGCGCACGCGCATTGGCGCTCCAGCGGCGACCGCTTCCTGACCGTCGAGGACCTGTCGCGCCTGCGAACCGACGTCCTGGCGCGTGTCTTCCCGAAGGAGACGCAGAAGCGGGTCTACGACTACCGCGAGCACGTCCAGGTCGCGCAAGCGCTCCAGGATCGCGACGCACTGCCGACAACCTTCATGGCGGTGGCGCCGGGCTCGACCGATCCGGACATTTGGCACGACGTCACCCGCATGCGCACGCTCAACGGCGAGCAGGCGGCCAAGGGGCGCGAGAAGCACATCTGCCCGCTGCAGTTCGATATCGTCGATCGCCTGATCGAGCGGTACTCGATGAAGGGCGAGACGGTCTTCGATCCCTTCGGCGGCCTGTTCACGGTGCCGAACCGCGCCATCCAGCTCGGCCGGCGCGGCGTCGCGGTGGAACTGAACGACGGCTACTACCGCGACGGCCTGCGTCTCCTGCGCGACCAGGAGCGGCGGCTTGCGGTGCCGACCCTGTTCCAGCTGCTGGACGCGGCCATGCCGGCCGAGGCCGCGGAGTGATGGCCGCGCTCCTGACCCTCGCGGCGGCGGCGATCCTCTTCGGCGGCGGATCGAGCCTTGCCTACGACGGCGAGCGTCTCAGCGAGCGCGGCGCCGGCGTCGCGATGATGCTGGCCGGCGCGCTCGCGTTCGCGCAGGCCTTCTGGCTGGCCGTGCAATGAGTGTCCGCGTCACCTCCCACGCGATCATCCGCTACCTGACGCGGGTCCGGCTTCTCGACGAGAGCGAGATCCGTCAGGCGGCCGGCGAGGGTGCTTCGGATCATGGCTTGGCGAAGGCCGGCTGCGCGATGCTCAACCAGACGCTCGCCGAGGTCGCTGCCGAGATCCTGCCGCGGCACCTCGAGGCGGCCGTCATCCTCGGTGCAAGCCGCATCCAGCGCGCCGGCTTCGCGCTCGCCTGCCGAGAGGGCTTCGTCACGACGGTTGTCGACGGGGCCAACCTTTGCCGGCCGGGCCACCACACCGCGCAGGGCTGGCACCCGCGCGCCCAGCGCCGCCGCGAGCGACGTCCCCGCTTCCTCCTTTCAGAACACATGGCCGAGGGCGAAACCCCATGAACGCGCATCCTTTCGACCTCACGCGCCCGATGATCGTCGACAGCTTCGCTGGCGGAGGCGGTGCTTCGACCGGCATCGAGATGGCGCTCGGCCGCTCGCCCGACGTCGCCATCAACCATTCGGCCGACGCGCTCGCCATGCACGCGGTCAACCATCCCGACACGGTCCACCTCGATTCGAACATCTGGGACGTCTCGCCCGTCGAGGTGACGAAGGGTCGCCCGCTCGGCCTGTTCTGGGCGTCGCCCGACTGCAAGCACTTCTCGAAGGCCAAGGGCGGCAAGCCCATGGACCGAAACATCCGCGACCTCGCCTGGGTCGTGGTCCGGTGGGCCGAGGAAGCGAAGCCCGACGTCATCATCCTCGAGAACGTCGAGGAGTTCCGCACCTGGGGCCCGCTCTACGAGGACGGCAAGCCGATCGTCGAGCTGCGCGGACACACCTTCGAGGAGTGGACGGGCCGGCTGAAGCGCGCGGGCTATAAGGTGCAGTGGCGCGAGCTGCGCGCCTGCGACTACGGCGCGCCGACGATCCGCAGGCGCTTCTTCATGATCGCCCGCCGCGACGGCATGCCGATCGTCTGGCCGAAGCGCACGCACGGCGATCCGAAGAAGGCCGAGGACGCGAAGCTGATCGCCAAGGGCAAGCTGAAGCCGTGGCGCACGGCCGCCGAGATCATTGACTGGTCGCTGCCGTGCCCGTCGATCTTCGACACCTCGGCCGAGATCATGGCGCGCTACGGCGTGCGCGCGGTGCGACCGCTTGCAGACGCCACCATGCGCCGGATCGCCCGCGGCGTCGTGCGCTACGTGCTCGAGGCGCCGAAGCCATTCGTCGTGAAGTATCAGACCGGATCGACCGGTCATGCGATCGACGAGCCGCTCGCGACGGTGACGGCCAACAGCTACGTGAAGCGCCCCGGCGGCGCTGCGCCGCTGGGCGTCGTCGTGCCGTCTATCGTCGGGCTGGCGCATGGCGATGGCGCTGGGGGCGTCCGACGCGAGTATCCGGTCGACGAGCCAACGCGGACGATTCATGCCGGCGGCGGCAATTTGGCCCTGCTCGCCCCGGTCATCACCGCCGCGCAGCAGGGCGGGTCCGTCCGCTCGGCCGACGCTCCGATCCACACCATCACCGCCAGCCCGAAGGATCAGAACGCCGTCATCGCTGCGACCATGGTGCAGACCGGGTACGGTGAGCGCGATGGGCAGGCGGCGCGCTGCCTCGACCTCGAGGCCCCGATCGGGACGCAGGTCGGCGGTGCGGCAAAGCATGCGGTCGTCGCCGCCAGCCTGTCGCGCTTCACTCAGAACGGCGTTGGCTCGGCGATGGACGAGCCTGTCGACACGGTCATGGCCGGCGCGCCGAAGTTCGGCGTCGTCTCGGCATTCCTCGCCCAGCACAACAACGACAGCCGCCGGATCGGCGGGGTGAACCCCGGACGCGAGGCTAGCGAGCCGCTGGCGACCGTCACCGCGACGGGCGCGCAGCAGACGGTGATTGCCGCACACATGATGCGCCAGTTCGGGACGAGCATCGGCCACGAATTGGACGAGCCGACGCACACAGACACCGCGACGGTCAACAAATCCGCCCTGATCTCGGGCTTTCTGACGAAGTACTACGGTACCGGCGACGGCGCGGCCGTGGACGTCCCGCTTCACACCGACACGACGAAGGATCGCTTCGGCCTCGTCACCGTAGACATCGACGGCGAGCCTCACGCAATCGCCGACATCGGCATGCGCATGCTGACGCCCCGCGAACGCTTCCGCGCGCAGGGCTTCCCCGACAGCTACATCATCGATCGCCGACCGGACGGCTCGCCCATCACCGCGACCGTACAGGGCTCGTGTTGCGGAAACTCCGTCTGCCCGCCGCTCGCTGCGGCGCTGGTGGCGGCGAACTGCGGGCACCTCGCCAATCAAGTGCTTGAGGCCGCGGAATGACCCTCGATCGTGCTCTCGAAATCGTCAAAGCGATCAACCAGCGTTCCTTCCTGCCGATGGGTCTCATAGAGCCGAAGGATGTCGGCTCGCTGGCCGGCGTCTCGCTCGCCGAGATGCTCGAGGCGGTGGCTTGCTGCCAGCAGGAGACCGAACGGCGGCGGGAACACGCGCGCGAGCACGGCGGTAGCTACGGGGTCATCGCCGTTCCGGCAGACCGCTTGATCGCCGCCGCCTACGCCTTGGAAAACTACGAGCCCGACGGCGATGCGATCGTCGCCAGCCCGCTCGGCGGCTGGCGGGGGGGTATCCGCGTGCTCGGTATTGTGGGCCAGAAGCTGGGCAGCGAGGCAGACGAATGAGCGCCCGCACCCAGCCCTCCCTCTTCGACGGCTCAAAGCGGCTCGTCTACGACGAAGCGGTCGAGCTGACGATCGCCTCGCTGCAGGCCTACGGACAAGCACACGATCACTGGTGCATCGCGTGGTCGGGCGGGAAGGACAGCTCCGCTCTCCTGACGCTCGTTGTCCACCTGATCGACGCGGGCAGGATCGCCGCCCCGCGCTCGCTCACTGTCTTCTACGCCGACACCCGGCAGGAGCTGCCGCCGCTCCAGGCGTCGGCCAAGGCGATCATGGCGCAGCTCGCCGCCCGCGGCATCCGCTGCGAGGTGGTGATGGCGCCGTTGGACAAACGCTTCCTCGTCTACATGCTCGGGCGCGGCGTGCCGCCGCCAAACAACAACACGTTCCGTTGGTGCACCCGGCAGATCAAGGTCGACCCAATGGCGGCGGCCGTCGAAGCGCGCCTCAACGAGCTCGACGGCAAGATCCTGATGCTCACCGGCGTGCGCCAGGGCGAGAGCGCGGTGCGCGACCAGCGCATCGTCATGTCCTGCGGCAAGGACGGCGCCGAGTGCGGGCAGGGCTGGTTTAAGGAGGTCCTGCCGAACGCGAAGGGCGTGCGCGGCCGGATCGCGACCCTCGCCCCCCTTCTGCACTGGCGCGTCTGCAACGTCTGGGACTGGCTCCGCATCTACGCGCCCATGCCGGCCTATGGCGGCTGGGCGACGGCCGCGATCGCTGACGCATATGGGGGCGACGAGGCAGCCGAGATTGCCGCGCGCACAGGCTGCATCGGCTGCCCGCTGGCCAGCCAGGAGCTGGCGCTGGAAACGATCCTGCGCTCGCCGGGCTGGGAGCACCTCGCGCCGCTGCGCGGGCTCAAGCCGCTCTACCGCGAGCTGCGCGAGCCGCGCCACCGGCTGAAGAAGACCGGGTTCGGCGGAGCCGGTGAACTGGCGACGGGCAAGAACAAGCAGCGCATGGGGCCACTCACCTTCGAGGCTCGCCGCATGGCGCTGGCGCGCATCGAGACGATCCAGGCGATGTGCAACGACGCAGCGGATCGGCGCGGCCGGCCGGGCGTGGACATCCTCAGCATCGAGGAGGCCACGCGCATCCGCGAACTGATCTCCGCCGGCACTTGGCCGAACGGCTGGGACGGCGACGAGCCGACAGCCGACACCCCGCTCGATAGCGTTTTCAGGGACGGCTCGGTGCAGCCGCTGATGCTGTGATGCTGCATTTCGGTTCGGTCCCCGTTCCCTTCACCGCATCGTGGACGAGCGAGGCCGCGATGTTCATCGCGCCTTGCCGCTTTGCCCGCGGCCATGAGGCGGTGTGCCAACCATCGTCGGCCGGCGAGGGAAAGCCGCTGTTCGGCAAGCCGCACATGGTCCGCCAGCGGCAGGCGATGGAGCAAGGTCTATGCGATACGTGCGGCCGGCTCCTTCGCGGGCGGACGCGGGTCTCTCTATCCCATGCCAGCCTGCGCATGAACGCGGCCGAAGGGCCAGCTATCCTGCAGGTCGAGCCGCTGATGCACCGGGAGTGCGCAGCGCTGTCCGTTCGTCATTGCCCTTCGCTGAAGCGAGACATCGCGGACGGCAAGATCGAAATCCGTCGCGTAGCTCGCACGCGCCTTCAGTTCGCGCAACTGACCGGCGATGCCACCATGGAGTTCTGCGGCATCAGGCGGCCGGGCGTCGTCGGACACGCCAAGATCGAACTCCTTGCGTGGGTCGACAAGACGCTCTCCTGGCTGGAGGGAGCATGAGCGAGTGGGGCAAGGTTCCTCGCGAGGTCTTCCTCGACGATCGCCTGACACGCCGCGACCTGCGTGTCCTGGGTATCCTGTGCACGCATGCAGACGGCCGGACGGGCATTTGCACCCGGAAGCAGGAGGCCATCGCCGAGGAAATTGGCTCGGATCGGAGTGGCGTGAACCGCTCGATCGCCAAGCTCGTGCAGCTGGGCTATGTCGACACACATCAGCGCGCCGGTATGAAACGGAGCCTTCAGTACCGCGTCCTCGTGCGCGAAGCGTCGGCTGGTCAGATGAGCCTGTTCGACGCGCGTGAAGCACCAAGGCAGGCCAAGCCGCGCGTCGCGAAACGTGCCGAAAAGAGCACATCTGTTGTGCTGTCAGAGGGCACATCTGTTGTGCCGACTAGCGGCACATCTAATAAACAGACCCCCGATAACAGAAGCTATGCTGCCTCGCGCGCCGCGCCGGCGAACGACCAGCCGAAGATCGATCCCCAGCCGGATGCCGTTCCGGTTGCGAAGGCGCCGGGTGCCGTCCCGACCTCGCAGATCGACGTCGACGCGCTAGAGGATCGTCTCATCCAGGCGGCCGGCGCTGCGCTCGACCCCATGGCAGCGCGCCTTGGACTGAGGATCCTGACCGAACCGCTCGGCTGGCTGGACGCCGGGTGCGACCTGCACTTCGACGTCTTGCCGACCATCGCCGGCATGTGCGCTCGGCCCGGCGTCACCGGGATCAAGTCGTGGCGGTATTTCGCGGAAGCCGTTCGGCAGGCGAGGGACCGACGCCTTGCCGCGGCGCTCCCGGCACCGCTCGACGCATCGGCCGGCCGGCCCGTGCCCGCCGTTGCGGTTCCTCGACCCAAGCGCCGCAGCATGGGCGACCGCGTCTTCGACCGCATCCAGGAGCGCTTCGGGCACGGCGACGAGCCGCAGGCGGAAGCTGATCCAGACCCCCAAACCACAGGAGACGTCATCGATGTCGCGTTCTGTCGTCGCTAGATCGCCCAACGCCGCCGATATCGCCCGAGCTCGAAGCATGGGTGCGCAGTCCGATCCGGCCGCTGAGGTTTCACGCCTCGCCCTGATCTTGGCGCCCGCAACCGAGGACGACGCCGTCGCAGCGGTGGCCTACATGTTCCGCATCCTGCCGATGGGCATGAGCGCAGACGGCATGACGGACGATCAACTGCGAGAGGCCGAGGACGTCTTCATCGAGAGCTACCGCCTTGCGCTGCGGGGCTTCCCCAAGTGGGCAGTGCTCGAAACGCGAGATGCCTTCATCGGCGGCCGGGTGGCCGAGCACAGCGGACCTTTTTCGCCCAACAGCGCCGTCTTCGGCCGAGAGTGCGCGCGCCGGGTCGATGCCGATCGCGCGCGGCTCGGGCGAGCCCAGCGGCAGCTCGACGAGCGTCGATCGTTTCGCAGCGACGAACCCGGTCCGCTCAGTGAGGAGGCGCGCGAGCGCGGCCGGCGCCGGGTGGAAGAGCTGCGGGCGAGCGCTGAAGCCAAGCGCAGGCTTCTAGGACAGGGATCGCGTGCGGCTCAAGAGAAGGTCTACGTCGACACGACGCCCATCACTCCCGAAGCGCTCGATGCGGCCGGCGTGCCGGACGCTCCGGCTCGAGATGGTTCTATGCGTCCGTTGGCGGCTACCTTCCAGCCCCTGAAACGTAGCGCCTGACCCGTTGCCTGACTCGCTCGGCGTGTGCTCTGTCGTGCCATGCAGACCCGCCAGACCCATAAGCCAGCCTATCCCCTTCGCCTGCGCTGGGTGAAGCGACAGGAAGAGCGCGGCCAGACGATCTGGCGCGCCTTCGATGGGCCTTGGGCTATCGGCTATGTCGCGGACCTGTCGGGCACGTTTCCAGCTGGCACCCGAACCTTCACGTGGCAGATCCAGATGCTGTCGTCGCACCAGTTCCGCGGCAGCATCCAAGGGCGGGAATGGACGAGCCGCGAGGCCGCCGAGAATCTCGAGGAGACGTTCTTCCGTCTGCTGCCCGAAGCGCACAGCTTTGAAGGCCGCCTAGAGGACGCGATCGCCTATGCCGAGTGGCTCGGCGTCCCCATTCCCGTCGCGACCGACTGGATGCGCCGCCAGCATATCCTCGGCGAGAACCCGCTGCCGGTGAAGCCGCTGAAGGCCGCGTTGACCATTTGGGGCGCGGAAGAGCGCCGGCGCGGACGGACTGGATCGCTCTCACCCAGCTTGATGGCTGAAACCTACGGTGCGGATTGGCGCGCAAAGTTCTGCTGAGCGAAACTCTGCTCGGCCCTCTCGGGAGTGGCTTCGGACGAGATCGAACCGTGAACGGATTTGCGCAAAAGCGTTCGGTCGGGCATATCTGACGCGCAACATACAACGGCCGGCTCCAGTGCCGAGGAGCAAGGCCAGCATGCCCGACTTTTCCCACCCTTCGACCGGGGATCAGACCGCCGCTCCTGAGCAGGAGACGGCGATCTCGCGCTTGACCGGCGCTGGCGTTCGCATCGCCACGGGCAGCTTTGCCAAGTCACCCATCACCCACTACAGGCCGCGCTTGGCGCAGCCCGTCCAGTTCACCAACCTTGGTGTCGACGTCCGCATGGCGGAGGTCGACAATCCCTACTACTCCCGCGCGCACAAGGATGAGGCGGAAGATCCGACCAACCCACGGAAGATCGCGGCAGCCCGGAACTCGAACGAGAGCCCGCTTGTCCGCCTCGAGATGATCGGTTCTCTGGACCCGCGACAAGCGCGAGCCGGGCATCTGTTCCGGCAGGTCTATGAGCGGATGATGGCTGGTCAGGCTTCCCCATCGTTCATTCAGGAGCGCGTCGATGGAGGATCGGCGCCAGATGCCTTCACCGAAGGTCGGGCCCGTGCCTCGCGGCAGCTGCGCATTATTTCAGAGGCCATGACGGAAGCGGACTATAACGTCGTGCGCTTCGTGTGTGGAGAAGGACGCTCACTGCGTGAGCTCGATCGCGTGCTCGAAGTTCGGAAGGGGACGTCCAAGGGCCGACTGCTCGCGGCGCTCGATAGGCTGGCCGATGTCCTCGGCCTCGGAAAGCCGAAGCAGCGCGATGGCTGAACCGACCGCTCCCTTTCGCCGTCAAGCCGACACCCTCGACGACCTGGCGCGCCGGGTCGATCGCCTGAGCGTCTCGCGACATGATCCTGAGGCGTTCTTCGAAGAGCGGTCCGAGATCGTTGCGGCCCTCCGGAAAGAGGCGGGGAAACTGCGGACGAGCGATCGAAAAGAAGCGCGAACTGGCTAGAATCGCCTCGCGCAGATGCCGAGTTGACATCGGGGGTCGCTAAGGGCATAGATTGTCCACGGTCGGAAGCTGCGTCGAGAACGCGCCTTCGGCCTTTTTCGTATCCGTTTGATGGTTTGCGGCGCGCCGACGCGTCGCCTTCGAGCTTGCCGCAGGGATGGTCCCGCGGCGAGACGCCCGGCCGGTGCATGTTGCAGCGGGAGAGGCGAACCCGGCACGGTTCTGCCTCTCCCAACATGCGACCGGATATGAGGCGTCAACGCGCGACGCGCATTTCAGTTTCCCCCGCCCGGTTCCGCCGGGCTAGTTCCCCAGGCACTTTCCGGTTCCTCCTGGGTGGCGAACGCGAGGAGCCGGCGCGCACGCCGCGCCTACAGGCGGGTAGAAGCGCGACAATCGGCCCTGCAACGCCGGCGTGGTGGCAGGGGACGCGCCGGAAGCTCGGGAGAGCGGTCAGTCCTTGCCCTCGCGGTCCAAGGAGGCACGGGGACACGCGGGCGGAGGGACAGCCGGCATTGATGGAGCGCAGCATGAGACCCTCGTGGCGTCGACGCATCGAGACGCCCTTGGCGCGTGTGCGTCGCATCATCTCCGAACGCGCTGCCTCACTCGCAGCTGCGGCCCTCTTAGCGCGCATCGAGGTCGCTGACGGCGACATCCTGACCCTGACGATGGGTAGTAGCCTGAGGCGAGTGGACGAGATCCGTATGCAGCTCGCGCTGCGCAAGCGTCTCGACGACCGCGGCTTCTACCGCGCGTCGGTCGTGCTGCTCGACGCGGACATGGTTCTGCGCGTCGAGCGGATCGGGTTGAGGCCGAGCGCGGAATGACGGTACGGGACCGCCGCGGCTCGTCCGCCGAGCGTGGCTATGGCTCGCGCTGGCAGAAGGCACGAGCACTCTTCCTGGTCGAGCACCCACTTTGCTGCCGATGCCACGAACGTGGTGTCGTCGAGCCTGCGACAGTGGTCGATCACATCGAGCCCCACAAGGGCGATCAGAAGCTGTTCTGGGATCGCGGGAATTGGCAGCCGCTGTGCAAGCCGCACCACGACCAGGACAAGCAGGCGGAGGAGCGTCGAGGCTATCGCGCCGGCAGCGACGTGGACGGACGCCCGCTCGATCCGAACCATCCATGGCGCCGCGGAGCCCCGACATGATCTCGAAGCGCATCGAAGGCGAGACGCGCTGCATCGGGCGGAGCCAAGGCTACCTCGGCCTGTCGATCCGTGACGTGACGATCGACTGTGCCGTCAACGGGCCCGAGACGCCCGCGATGATCACCGCTTGGGAGCCGACGCCGGCCGAGCTGGCGCGCCTTAACGCGGGAGCCTCGGTCCACCTGAGGATCCTGGGCACGGGCCATCCGCCCGTAATGCTCGAGGTCGGGCCGACGCCCGACGAGGCCGCCTGACCCCCGCAGGGGGAGGGGTGGGTCGGATCTCTGGGGCCTTGGGGGGCTAGACCCGTGGGGCAGCTTCCTTCGCACTGAGCAAGATTTTTGGAAGGGGGGTTTCGCCATCCCCGTAGGGGATGACCCATGAACTTCACGCCGATCGCCGGCGGTGAGGGCGTGCCGCCCGAGCCGGACTGGCAGCAACTCTACGTCGACGTCCTCGATATCGCCCTGGCAAGCGAGCAGTGGGGCAAGGTGCTGCGAGAGTTGCAGGACATGGGCACGCTCTCGATGGCGAACGGTCACATGATCGAGCGCCTCGTCCTCTACCGCGTCCAGTTCGAGCGCGCGTCGCGCCAGGTCGCCGAGGACGGCCCGATCGTGAAGGCGAAGCGCACTGGCGTTCCCCAGATCCATCCGTGCTGGACGGTGATGCGGCAGGCCGGCGAAGAGATCCGCATCCTCGAGGTCGAGCTTGGCATTCCGCCGACGCGCCGCGGCAAGACGACGAAGGTCGTGAAGCACAAGAAGGTCGAACGGGCGCGCGATGCCTTCCTCAAGCCGGTGGCCCAATGACCCGACGTCGGCTTGGGCGCAGGATGTCGTCGATGGAGAGATCGTCGCCGGCGAACTCGTCCGACTAGCAGCCGAGCGACACCTCCGAGACATCCGCGACGGCGCCGCGCGCGGCCTGCACTGGCGACCGGAGAAAGCGGCGCGAGCGCTGGCGTTCTTTCCGGCTGTGCTCTCCATCACCGAGGGCGCGAAGGCCGGCAAGCCCTTTCACCCGCTGCCTTGGCACACCTTCGCGATAGGCTCGCTCTTCGGCTGGCGCACCGCGTCGGACCGCATGCGTTGGCGCTCAGCCTGGATGGAGACCGGCAAGGGGCAGGCGAAGTCGCCGCTGATGGCAGGCGTCGGCCTCTACATGATGGGCTGGTACGGCGTGCCGCGGGCGAAGATCTTCGCCATCGGGCAGGACCGGAACACGGCCAACGTCCTCTTCAAGGATGCGGCTGCCATGTGCCGCGCTCCGATCCCGGTTGAGGAGGGCGAGGAAGTCGACGACGGCGACACGCTGGAAGCCAACGGCGACGTCATCATCCGCGGCGAGGGCGATAACGCCTGGAAGATTGAGCACCCGGAGACGGGCTCGCTGTTCCAGGCACTGGCGAACGGCGACGCGCCGTCGGGCCCGAAGCCGACGCTGGTCTGCGCCGACGAAATCCATGAGTTCAAGTCGAACACGAGCCTGGAGATCTGGCGCGCGGCCATCGCGAAGATGCCGGGCGACGCGCTGATGATGCTCGGCACGAACACGCCGGCGTCCACCCAGTTCGTCGGCACCGACTACAGCGAGCTCTACCAGAAAGTGGCCCGCGGCGAGATCCGCGACGACGAGGCGTTCTCCTTCATCGCCCGCGTCGACAAGGCCGACCGCGAGACGGTCTTCGACAACGAAGCGTGCTGGCAGAAGGCGCTGCCAGCGCTGGGCATCACGTTCCCGATCGAGAATATCCGCGGTCAGGTCAACACGGCCCGGCAGATGCTCTCGACGGCGCTCTTCGTGAAGCGCCTCTATTTCGGCATCCCGATCGGTGCGTCCGAGTTTTGGATCGCCGAGGAGGCGTGGAACGCGGTCCAGGGCGAGGTCGACCCGGAGACGTTGAAGGGCTGCAAGTGCTGGCTCTCGCTCGACCTGTCGCAGAAGAATGACCTGACCGCGCTCACGGCCGTCTGGCTGGGACCGGACGGCCGGCTCTACGTGAAGACCTGGTACTGGACGACGAAGGACGGCTTGGCTGACCGGGTGCGGAAGGATCAGGCGCCCTACGATCTGTGGGTCGAGCAGAAGTACCTGACGGCCGTCGACGGTGCGGTGATCGACAAGACGTTCGTCGCCGCCGAGGTCGCGCGCATCTGCGCCGAACATGACGTCGAGTTCATGGCCTTCGATTCTGCCGGGATGGCGGATTTCGAGGCCGCCTGTGAGCACATCGGCTTCGAGACCTGGCGCTTCAAAGGACCGGATGAGCCTCAGGGCGCCGGTCTGAAGCTGGTCGCACATGGGCAGGGGACGCGCGTCATTTTCGAGGACAAGGCGTTGTCGATGCCGCGCTCGATCGAGCGGCTCGAGGACCGCATCCTGAAGAAGTCGATCGTGATCGATCGCTCGCCGGTGACCTACTCGTGCGCCGCCAACGCGCACGTCATCTCGGACGGCATGAAGAACCGGGCCTTCGACAAGAAGCGCTCACGGGGCCGCATCGACGGCATGGTGACTGTCGCCATGGGGGTCGGAGCGGCTCTGAACGAAATGGGTGGAGGGTCGATCGACTTCGACGATCTGATCAGGAACGCGGTGGTGGCTTGATGGCGACATTTCGGCTGAGCGAGTGGTTCGGGAGCTTCTGGCGCCCGGTCCGCCGCAGCGAAGGTGCGCCGTTGGATGGCCCGCGCGAGGGTCAGCGCCCGGTGACCATCGATTCGGCGCTCCAGCTCGGCACGGTCTGGGCTTGCGCTCGACTGCTGTCCGAGACGATCGGCACGCTGCCGCTGCTGCTCTATCGGAAGGACAAGAAGGGCGGGCGGGACGTCGATGCGACGCACCCGCTCTATGCGATTCTGCACGACAGTCCGAACGCCGACATGACAGCGGCGGAGTTCTGGGAATCCATCGTCGCCTCGCTCTGCCTCTGGGGCAATGCCTACGCCGAGATCAAGCGAAACGGTGTGGGCCAGATCGTCGCCCTCAACTTCCTCGTCCCGGACAAGGTGAAGGTCGAGCGAAACGAAGCCGGCGAGCGTGTCTACACCGTCGTCGACAAGACGAAGCGCCGGACGGTGCCCGAAGCCCGCATGTTCCACGTGCGGGGCTTCGGCATTGGAGGAGACGTCGGTCTGTCGCCGATCGGATACGCCCGGCGCACGCTGGCGTTGGCGATCGATACAGACGACGCCGCCTCGGCGGCGATGCGCAACGGCGCGCGACCGGGCGGCTTCCTCGTCGTGCCGGGCAAGCCCACGAAGGAGCAGAAGAAGGACCTCCGCGAGACGTTCATCGACCCCATCACTGGGCCGAACGCGACTGCGAAGGCGGGCATCCTCGAGCAGGGGATGGACTGGAAGGAGACCAAGGGCATGCCGCCCGAGGATCTTCAGCTCCTCCAGTGCCGCTCATTCGCGGTCGAGGAGCTTTGCAGGTGGTTCCGCATACCGCCCTTCATGATCGGGCACACCGAGAAGACGTCGAGCTGGGGCACTGGCATTGAACAGCAGATGATCGGGTTCCTGACCTTCTCGCTGCGTCCGTACCTCTCGCGCATCGAGCAGGCGGTCAAGAAGCAGCTGTTGGGACCGGTCGACCGCGCCGATCTCTATGCCGAGTTCATCCTGGACGGTCTGATGCGCGCCGACAGCGCGGGCCGCGCCGCGATCTGGAATGTCATGGCGCAGAACGGCATCCGGACGCGCAACGAGATCCGGCAGAAGGAAAACCTTCCGCCGCTGCCGGGAGGCGACGTCCTCACGGTGCAATCCAACCTCGTCCCGCTGGATCAGCTGGGGGCGAATATGGCCGGCGGCGACCAGCAGGCGCGCTCGGCCTTCCTCAACTGGCTCGGCATCGGTGACGTCCTCGCGGAAGCGGTCAAAGGCGCACTCGCCGGACACAAGGGCGACCAGCCCCCGGAGAACGATCCATGAAGACGAAGCAGGGCGCTACGAAGCAGGGCGCGATGAAGGTCCGCGACTTCGACCTGTCGGTGAAGGCTGTCGGCGAAGACGGAAAGTTCTCGGGCTACGGTTCGGTCTTCGGCGTCGAGGACAGCTACGGTGAGATCGTCGCCCCCGGCGCCTTCGCTGAGAGCCTGGCTGAGATCAAGGCAAAGGGCCGGCCGGTGCCCGTCCTTTGGCAGCACCGCTCCGGCCAGCCGATCGGCGTCTGGGATGAACTCGTCGAGGACGAACGTGGGCTGCGCGGTGAGGGCCGGCTCCTGGTGGAAAAGATCGCGCTGGCCTCCGAAGCCCATGCGCTCCTCAGCGCCGGCGCCGTCACCGGCTTGTCGATCGGCTACTGGGTGCGCGGTTCGACCTACGATGAGGTGACGCGCATCCGCACGCTGACGAAGCTCGACCTCGTCGAGATCTCGCTCGTCACGTTCCCCGCGAACGACGAGGCGCGTGTCGACGCCATCAAGATGAAGCTCGCTCACGGCCAGCTTCCTTCCATTTCAGAATTCGAGCGGCTCCTGCGCGAGGCAGGCTTTTCGAAGACGCAGGCCGCGGTGGTCGCCAACCGTGGACTGCCACACCTGCTCCGGAGCGAGTCCGAGGGCGCCGGCGAACAGAAGGCCGAGATCGAGCGCTTGAACACCATGCTCGACGGCTTCTCCCTCCCCAGTCTTTAACCGGAGCATTTCCATGCGAAACCTTTTCCCCGCGCTCGCCATGATGGCGATCGCGCTGGTCGCGCTCGGCCTTACGAACGTCGACCCTGCCGCTGCCGCGTCCTTCCTGCCGGCGCTGACCCATCCCGCTGGCGTCTCGGACGTCCTCATGGCCAGCGTCTTCGCGCTCGGCGCCGTTTCCGATCCGCTCGCGTTCGAGCGTGGCCGCAAGAACGCCGCTGGCGGCACGGGCGGCGAGGGCGATCTTGCTTCCATCAGCCAGAAGCTCGGCCTCGTCACCGACAAGGTCCGCGAGTTCGCCGAGGACGTGAAGGGCAAGCTGGAGAAGGGCGAGCAGCTCTCGACCAGTATGAAGGAGCAGATCGACGAGGCTCTCTCGGGCATGAACGAGATGAAGAGCCGCGTCGCCGAGCTCGAGCAGAAGGGCGCCCGCGAGCCCGGTGATGGCGACGTCGAGCGCAAGTCGCTCGGACAGCTCGTCATCGATGACGAGGCGTTCAAGACCGGCGGCATGACCAGCTCGTCCCGCAAGTCGCTCCGCGTCCAGATGAGCCGGAAGGACATCACCAGCGGCAACGGCACCGTCGGCACCGGCCGCAGCCCCGGCAATTCGCTGGTGCCGGGCGATCGCCAGGCGACGATCATCGCCCCGCCTCAGCGCGCCATGACGATCCGCGACCTCGTCATGCCGGGCGAAACCTCCGCCGCGTCGATCGAGTATCCGCAGGAAACGGGCTTTGTGAACAACGCGGCCATGGTGGCCGAAGGTGCCACGAAGCCCAAGTCGGACCTGACGTTCGACCTGAAGACCGCGAACGTTCGCACGCTCGCGCACATCTTCAAGGCGTCGCGCCAGATCATGGACGACGCGCCGGCGCTGCGCACCTACATCGACGGCCGTGCGACCTACGGCCTGCAGTTCAAGGAGGAAGCGCAGCTTCTGAGCGGTGACGGGACCGGGCAGAACATTCTCGGCCTGATCCCCCAGGCAACGCCCTTCGCGGTGCCCTCCGGCATGGCGGCCGTCGCTTCGATGACCGCCATCGATCGTCTGCGCATCGCGATCCTGCAGGTGATCATCGCCGAGTACCCGGCGTCGGCGTTCGTCCTGAACGCGATCGACTGGGCAAGCATCGAGCTCACGAAGGATGCCGGCGGCAACTACATCATCGGGAACCCGCAGGACGGCACGCAGCCGCGTCTGTGGAACCTGCCGGTGGTCGCCACCCAGGCAATGCCGCAGAACCGGTTCCTGACCGGTGCCTTCAACATGGCGGCGCAGATCTTCGATCGTCTCGAGATCGAGGTCCTGCTCTCCACCGAGAATGCCGACGACTTCGAGCGGAACATGATGACGATCCGTGCCGAGGAGCGGCTCGCCTTCGCCGTCTATCGTCCCGAGGCGTTCGTCCAGGGCCTAGTCACTCCGACCCCCTGATCGGCGACGCGCGAACGGGCGCCAGAGACGACACGGGCCGCCTCATGGCGGCCCACCTTCCCACAGGAGACGAACAGATGACCGACAAGGTGACCGTGAAGGCTCTTCGCCCGTTCGACAACGGCGATGCGCTGAAGGACGAACTCAGCGAGCCCTTCGAGGTGACGCGGCAGCGCTACGCCGACTTGAAGGCAAACGGTCTGGTGGAAGCCGTCGGCGGTTTTTCGCGTGACGAGCACTCCGACGTCGAGGCGGCGATCTCCGCTGCTAACCAGCGCGTCTCCGCGGCGAATGAGGCTGCAGACAGGGCTGTCGCCGAGCACGAAGCGCGCGCGTTCGCAGCTGGCGAGGCTGCCGACAGGGCTATCTCCGAACACGGGACCCGCGTCACGTCCGCCGGCGCGGCTGCCGACGACGCCATCCTCGAGCACGAGGCCCGCGTCACATCCGCCAAGGCGGCGGCCGATGAGGCGATCGCTGCTCATGAGCGCCGCGTGAGCGAGGCTGCCGAAAAGGCCAGTCAGATCCCGGACCACAAGAACGGTTCCGAGCCGCCGAATAAGGCGGCCCCGAAGCCGTCCGACAAGGCGAAGTAAGCCATGACTGTCGTGGTCATCGACGAGCCGGCGCTCATCGCGACGCCGGCTGACATGCCGGGCGCTCACGCTGCGAACGACCCGCTGATGACGTTGATGATCGCGGCCGCACAAGCGCATATCGACGGCCCACCAGGCTGGCTCGGGCGGTGCTTGGGCGTGCAGACGCTCGAATGGTCTGGCTGCGACTGGCCGTGGCCGGTCGTGCTCCCGTACCCGCCGCTCATCGAGGTGCTTTCGGTGCACTTCATCAATCCGGCCGGTGTCGAGCAGACGCTTCCCGTCGCGGACCTGACCGAACTCGTCGATCTCCCAGATGTGCGCGGTCGCATGGGCGACGTTAGGATCCGGTACCGCGCGGGCTACGAAGAGCCACCCGCCAGCGCGAAGGCTGCGGTCATCCTGATGGCCATGGGTCTCGCTTCCACGACCGAGGCCAACGGCGGCCTCCGCGCCTTCACCGTCGACGGCGCCTTTTCCCGCCAGTTCAACAGCCCCGAGGTCGTCGCTCGAGTTCGCACGCAAGCAGTCGAGAACCTCCTTCAGCCGCTAAGGGTCTACGCGTGAGCGTCGCGGCCGAATATGCCGCCCTGTTCGATGTCGCCGGCCGGCGCGTCACGCTCGAACGCTACGTGGATGGCGCACCCGTGCGGGTTCCGAATGTGCGAGCCCGCGTTCAGGGTGGGAGCACCGATCCGATCGAGGTCTCGGCCGGCAACACTTCCGCCGAGCGCAAAGTTCTGATCCTCGCCGCGGACGTGCCGGAGACGTTCCGGCCGTTGCGACAGAGCGACGATGTGCTGATGGACAACCTTCGGCTGACGTTCATAGCTCGGCCCGATGATCAGACGCATCGCGACGGCGCCGTCCTGCTGGCCTACGACGGCGTGGCGGTGGGAAGCTGATGAAGCTCGCGGCGTTCAATCGGCAGGTCGCGGTCTTCACAAGCGACCTGAAGTCGCCGGCCGCGCGCTCGGCGCGCCTCGCCCAGGTGGCCGAGGAAGGGATTGCCGACATCCGCCAGTCGAACCGCGCGCTGACCGGCGCCGACCCGATGCCGCGCGTCTATGTCGATGGGCGCGAGGGCGCGCCCCTGACAAGCGTCCGGCCGGACGGCGTGATCGTCGCGAACTTCGACCCGGTGCGCGGCGCTCTGGAATGGATCGGTGAGCAGCTCGTTCTGGAAAGCCCGCGGCTCACCGGGAAGTATCAGCGCAGCCACGTCTTGGAGATCGACGGCGTCGCCTGGGACGCGATCGGTCCGATGCCGGACGGCGAGCGATACGTGTTTCGCAACACGCAGCCTTACGCCCGCAAAATCGAACCGCGCGAACGCACGATCGCGGAGCGGGCGTTCTTCGGTGATCGGCGCAAGTTCCGGAAGCACAAGAAGACCGACGTCGGCCAGTCCTACCAAGCACCGGATGGCGTCTATGCCGCCGTCGCCGCCGTGGCACAGACCCGCTTCGGCGAGGTCGCAAAGATCCTCTACACCCTGAACAACTACGACGCCGTGACGGGGTATTCCCATCCGGCCATCATCGTCTGGCCCTACTGATGGCGCACCCCGACGTCGTTACTGCTGTCACGGCTCGTCTGCGAGGCGGCTTCGACCACTGCCCGATCGTGACCGAGAACGCTTCCGCCAGCACGCCGGAAGACGGCGGTCCGTGGCTCCTTCTCGATTTCCCGTGGTCGCGCTCGCAGTGGCAGAGCGATGACGAGTTCTTGGAAGAGGGCGGCTTCCGCCTGCGGCTGCACGTCAAGGCCGGCCGCAGCACCGAAGACGCCCGCGCTTGGCTCGCGGATCTAGCGACGCTGTTCCGCGGGACGGCCTTCGGCGGCGTGCAATGCTACGCGCCGCAGTCGCCCGCCAGCGACGACCGGAACGACGCGGCCGGCTACTTCCGCCTCGAGATAACCGTTCCCTACCAGACCATCATCATCGGATAGGAGACCATCATGGTCCAGGTCGCCAACATCTCGCACATCGTCCAGCGTCTGACGGACAAGGCCGGCGAGGTCCACGAGATCCAGCCAGGCGAACACGCCAACGTCGACGTCGACCGCGACAATCCTCACGTCGAGGCAAAGGTGACCGCCCGGCTGATCGAACTGGGCGGCAATGAGCGCCAGGCGGCGAAGGCCGCGCGTGAGAAATCGCCGGTCACGGCCGGCGCCGAGAAGCCCGCCGAATAGCGGCTCGCCGCTCCCGCATCTCGCATCCCGCGAGACCCATGGCCGCCCTCTGAGGCGGCTTTTTCTTTGCCATCGTCAGAAGGAACAAGGTCATGGCGAACAACCCCTTGCCGGTCGCGCGCACGCGCATCTCGATCGGCGGCCCGACGGCCGACTACACGCAGACGGCGCTCGCGGCGGACACCTACAAGAAGATCGGAGGCGTGCGCTCGGTGCCGGGCACCGGCGACACCTACCAGTCGATCACCGTCGAAGAGGTCGAGGACGCCCGTGCGCGCTTCGCCAAGGGTACGGCCAGCGCCCAGGCGATGGACATCGTCTGCTCGCGCCGTGCGACCGACGTCGGCCAGATCGCCTGCCAGGCGGCCGCCGACAGCCTCGCGTCCTTCAATTTCAAGATCGAGGAGCCGAACGCCGACGGCACCTTCTCGGTCACGTACATCTCGGCCCTCGTGATGGGCAAGCCGCGTGGCCGCGGCGGTCCGAACGACACGCAGACGGTGACCTTCACCCTGCAGCCGAACGAGGCCCCGATCGAGGTCGTCTGATCGACCTCCTGAACTCTCTCGCGAGAGACGGGCGGGCGGCGTTGTCGGGGCGCCGTCCGTCCACCCCCGATCCCCGGCACCATCAATGAACCCGACAGGATCCTCCGATGTCCAAGCAGACCCTCTCCGCCGGTGTCGCCATCACGCTCGGCGATGAAGAATACGAGCTCAAGGCTTCGCTGAAGGCAGCGACAGCCGTTTCCAACCGCTTCGGCGGTTTCGCCAACGCTCTTGCGGCCGTCGCCGGCTCCGATCTCGCCGCCATACAGTTCGTGGTGCGTCAGGGCGTGCCGCTCCGCGATATTTCCAGCAAGGACCTCGACGAGGTAGTCTGGCTGGCCGGCACGCGCCATCTGATGGGCGACGTCATGAGCTACGTGACCCGCCTCGCCAACGGCGGCCGCGATCCGGACCTCGAAGGCGAGGAAGCCGAGAAGGCCGAAGAGGGCGCCGAGGGAAACGGCTAATCACGCCTGAAGAGGCGCTGGAATCGACCTACCGGGCGGCGATCTTCGCGCTGCCCGGCTGGTCCGACGACGCCATCGTGGATTGCGACCTTCTCAGGCTTCATGCCGCGATCAAGTCGGCGAACGACAGAATCGCGTCCGACTGGCGCCAGCGGGCCCGGATCGCTGGGCATGACGTCCCGGAGCCGGAAGACGAGACGGAACCGCAGACGGACGAGGAGTTCAATGCGCAGTTCCGGCAGACGCTGGCACGCTTCAGGCGCGCTGCCCCTGCGCCGTGAGGGACGAAGCTGTCGAGGATCTGCTTGTCGTCTAGCTCTCAGCACCCTTTGAGGCGGCCATCGACACCGTAGGCTGTTGGGTCACGAAACCCGCTTGCCTCCTTAAGGCGAACATTCGCCAAGCGCTGTTCGCACTCTTCGATGTACGCGCGAGCTGCTCTTTCCACGGCAGCTTTGGCATCTGCTGGCGCTCGGGCGGCGCGATCGAAACGGTCCATCAACACGAAGTACGCCGCCGCTCCAATTAGCACGACGCACGTCACCCCTATCAGGAAGCTTCGAGGGCTGGGCCTTTCCTGGCCTTCGCTTCGTTGCGCATGATTGGGATCGTACATCATCACCTCCAGCGTGTGGCGTTCTATCCGCCACGGCAATCGCTTGGTGTCCATAGTTCAGAATGCAGCGAGACGCTCGAAAGAGCGCCTTTTTCTTTTGGGGCCTCATGAGCAACCAGACCATCACGACTGCGACCTTCCGAGCCGAAGAGCAGGGGGTCGAGCAGACCGCTGCCGCGCTGGGAAAGCTGCAGGGTGCGGCTGGGGGCGCCGCGAAGGCGACGGACGATTTCACTCGATCGACCGATACGTCCGCGAAGAAGATCGGCACCATTGAACGTGAGGTCGATCGCCTCCAGCGTCAGCTCGCCGGCGCACCGGCCGCCTGGACGGCCTATGAGCGCGGAATGCGTGCAGCTTCGAGTGGTCTGGAAGCCGGCAAGCTCACGGTCGCGGAGTATCAGCGTTCCATCCAGCAGCTACAGCAGCAGCTTCAGCGTGTCGTTGCGCCGCAGTTGCGCATGGATGTCGATACCTCCGGCCTGGCCGAGATGCTTGGCGCCACGCAGAAGGTGTCTGCGGCCACGCGTCAGGCGACAAACGATCTCCTTCGCACCGCCCAGGCCAAGCAGCTCGCGGATGCGGAGCTGGCTCGTGGACAGGAGGCGCTTGCCCGAGAGACGGCGCGCTACTCCGCCGAGATCGAAAACCTCCGCGCCGCCTACGATCCCGCCTACGCCTCGGCCCAGAAGCTGAACAGCGAGCTGGAAGGCTTGGCTCGGCTGGAGCGGGAAGGCATCCAGATCACAGGCGGTTATGCCGCTGCGCTGGATCGGCTTGTCGATAAGTACGATGAGACCGGCCGGGCCGCACGACAGGCGCTTCAGGCGCAGGACGACTTCGTCCGCCAGGCTCGCGAAGCGCAGATGCAGGCGAACGCGGCGATGGACGCCCGCCGGTCGGCCGAGGAGGGGCAGTCTCGATACACGGCACCCGCGTCGTTAGGGGTTGCGGGGAAAGGGAGCAGCTGGCTTGCGAGCCAGCCGGACGGGCTTTCTCGATCAGCCAAGGAAATCGCGTCTGTCTTCGAGGAGGAAGCGCGCGCCGTCGCCCAGTTGCGTGCCGAGATCAACCCGCTCGGCGCCGCCTTCGAGAAGATGACGGCCCAGATTGCGACCTACGAGGACATGGCTCGTCGGCAGGTGATCACGTCCGACGAACTCGCGCTGGCGACCGGCCAAGCTCGGAAGGCTTTCGACGATACGGCAAAGGGGCTGCCTGACCTCAACGGCAAGGTGAAGCTCACCACCGAGCAGATGCGGAACCTCGGCTACCAGACCAACGATGTGGTGACGATGTATCTGAGCGGCTCCAGCCCGTTCCAGATCATGGCGACGCAAGCCGGTCAGGTCATTCAGGCTCTGCAGGATGGCCCGGGGCTGCGCGGATCGTTGACCGCTATCGGCGACATGGCGAAGGGTGCCCTCAGCTTCATCGGGCCGGGCGGTTGGGTTGTGGCCGGTCTGACGGCCGCTGCAGCTGCCGCGACCTTGTTCGGAACGCGCGCCGAAGACCGCATGGAGCGCGTGAACAAGGCTGCCGAGGGCTTCGGGAGGACGCTCGCGGACATCCGAGATAGCAATGCCGGTCTCGCGGACACCATCGAGCAGATCGCTGCATCGGCTTCTAAGCTGACGCCCGGTGACGCCGCGAACAAAATGGCCGCCGACATCAAGGCACAGCAGCGTGCCATCGAAGAAGCCCGTCAGGGTGCTGCTCAAGCCGCCCTGAGTACTGGTGGCGGCATGCGCGAACTCTTCGGCCTTGGGGGAAACCTCATGGGTCGCGACGACCTAACACAGGTCGGTTTGGCAAGTTTGACAGACGGATTTCTCCGTGGATCGAAGACCGCGAAAACGCTTCGCTCCGAACTGCTCGCCCTGCAGGCTGCGGGGAGGGTGCCGAACTACCTCAAGGAAGCGGTCGACGGCGTACTCGCCTTTGCGAACGCGGCGGTCGAGGCCGGCGGCAACATCGAAGGGTTCGAGAAGGCCCTCCGCCGCATGAAGGTCGAGGCGTCCCAGTTGCGGATGGACAAGGCCTTCGACGGTCTGGGAGCGATGCTGCCAGACGTCAGCGAAGTGCAGAGGGTCGAGCGCGCCTATCTCGCAGCGCTGGCGAGCATTAACCAGTCCATCGGTTCTGATAAGGCCCTTGATCGCGACGGCTTGCGGGAGACCGCGCGGCGTCAGCGTGACCAGGCGCTGGCCGAACTGTCCCGGCCCGCGAAGGAATCGCTCAAGGCGGTCCAAGACAGCCTGAGCAATCTCGATCTTTCGCCGCTCCAGCGGCAGATCGCCGAGACGACGCAGGAGTACGATCGTCGGATCGAAGCCTACAAGCGTTCGACGAACGACGCTGCCGGACTGGCGGACCTCCTGAAGGAGAAGGAGGCGGCGCTCGGCATCGTCCGCACTGAAGCCAGTCGTGCGGAAGAAGCTCGTCAGGCCGCCTACAAGCTCCAGCTTGCTTCGATCAACGACGTGACGGCTGCGCAGCGCGCGGCGACCGCTGGCCAGCAGGCTTACAACGAGGCGGTCGCAGCAGGGCAGACAGAAGCCTATGCTCGCGACCGGCAAGCCGAAGCCGCCACTCTGTCCATGGCCGAGGCGCGCCAGCAGCTTTCCGAGGCCGGTCGCCAGCAGACCGAAGCAACGCAGCGGCAGATCGAACAGGCGCAGCTGGAATACGACCTTGTCGGCAGGTCCGCAGGCGAGGTCGCGCGTCTGCGCACCGAGTTCGACCTCCTCGCCCAGGCGAAAGATGCCGCTCGCGCAGCTGGCTTCGATGAGGCGCAGGTCCAGCTGACGGACGAGATGCGCCGTCAGGCGGCCGAGGTCGGCCGCCTGACGGAGGCAACGCAGCGTTTGAACTTTGAGCGCGATCTCCTGTTCGATCGTCAGCAGGCCACGCGCTCGCCCGAAGATCAGCAGATCGCCGAGCAGCTCCGCGCGATCGGCGTGGATTTCGAAAGTGCGCAGGGACGGGCTGACGCGGCGCAACTGCGCCTGAACAAGCGTCTGCATGAGACGAACGACGCGCTCTACGAGATGCGCGACGCTGGCAAGGCTGCCATCCTCGAACTCATCGATTCCATCGGCTCGGGCGAAGACGCGCTCGGCGCCTTCGCGAACGCCTTTGCCGGTCTCGGCCGGCAGATGGCTGCCTCCGGCCTCGACAAGATCATGGACGCGCTTCTCGGCGGTTCGACCGCCGGCGGGCGGACGGCTGCAAACGACAACCGGTCCGGAGGCGGGATCGTCGGAGCCATTGTCGCGGCAGTGACCGGCAACGTCCCTATTCCGACGTCACGCCCTTCCAACTCGAACATCCCGGTTCCGACCCCGAGCCCCGGCTACCAATCGCCGTCCTACCCCTATGCCGACAAGTATTCGGTGCCGGCACTCACCAAGGCGACGGCGAGCCTGGATGCGGCGGCCAAGGCGATCCGGACGATCGAGAGCGGATCGGCCGCGGGAAACTACAGTGCGCTGGGACCCATCACCCGGACCGGTGACCGCGCCTACGGCGCCTATCAGGTGATGGGCGCGAACATCCCGCAGTGGTCGAAGCAGGCCATCGGCCGTGTCGTCTCCAACGTCGAGTTCCTCGGCAGCAAGGAAATTCAGGACGCGGTGTTCAAGAGCCGCTTCGGGGACAACTACGCTGCCAAGTACGGCCTGGTCGGCGCTTCGCAGGCGTGGTTCGCCGGTGAAGGCGGGATGCGGAACCTCGGCGCAAAGGACGTCGTCGGGACCTCCGTCAGTGCCTACGGGTCGAAGTTCAGCTCGCTGCTGGATAAGCACAGCGGCACGGACACCAACGATCAGAAGATCGTCGCCAAGGGCGTGAGCCAGGGCTTGGAGGACTACCAACGCAAGCTGGGCCCGGAGAGCTATGCCGCCGGCCGTTTCGATCCCGGTGGAGCGTCTTCCGCGACGGGTGGCCTTTTCGGTCCCCGCGGGCAGGCGGGCATGCAGGTGCTGGGCGCAGGGCTCGGCGCTTTTGGCGCGGGCTACCAGTCCGGCTCGCCCGTCTCTGGCGGCATCACGGGCGCGCTCGGAGGCTACCAGGCAGGCGGCGCAATCTCGACCGCTCTCAACATCGGCCCGATGGCAGGCGGCGTCCTCGGGGTCGTCGGCGGTGCCGCGCTCGGCATCCTCGGTGGCATTCTTGGCGCCCGCAAGCAGCGCGAGCAGGCACATCGGGACAAGGCTGCCAAGTGGGAAGAGCTGCGGCCGCAGTACGAGGCGTTCGACAAGTCGCTGTCCGGGGATGGCAACGGCCAGTTGCGGCAGTGGATCACTGCTCAAGAGGGGCAGTTCGCCGAGTTCCGAAAGGTCGGGGGCGACGCTTGGAAGTACGGGCAGGGTAACTCGTCGGCGCAGTTCGCTTCGACCGGGACCAAGATGTGGACCCGGTTCATGGAGATGCAGAAGGAATACCGCGAGGGCGTTCCCGACCTCATGGAGGATCTGACCTCCGGGGAGGGTTACGAGGGCGCCTTTGCAAAGGGCCGTGCGGCCACGAAGGAGCTAAAACAGCGCATCAAGGACATGATCGACGACGTGTCGATCGCGTTCGGATCCGACGACATCGGCGTCGGTGTGAATGGTGCTTGGACCGAGGCGTCCAAGGCCATGGAGGAAACGCGGAACAAGGCGATAGCTGAGGCGAAGACGGCCGCCGGCGAATACGCCCTGTCGCTGCTCTACACCGCCTCGACCACTTCCGATGTCGAGAAGAGCTTGGACGGATTCCGTGGCACGGCCGCCGGGCTTCAGAAGGTGCTCACCGATCTCGGCTGGACGGCCGAGGCGGCAGCGACCGACATCGACGACCGGCTGAAGCAGGCGATCGCCAAGATGGGCGAGACATTCACGGACGGCTTCCAGGCTCAGATCAACGATCTGTCGGGCCTCAGCTACCTCAACGACGCGAAGGACCTCCTGAAAGCCCGCGACACCGCGATGAACGACGCCAAGCTGCTCGGCGTCGATCCGGAGATCGTGTCCCGCTGGTTCAAGCTGGCAAGCCAGGATCTCGTCGACGGCTCTGAGCTCGTAGGCTCGGCCTTCGACGACCTGATCAAGGCCTTCCCGGAACTCTCCGGCGTCGTCCACGCCTTCACCGGTGCCACGCGCACGCAAGCTGAAGCTGCTCGCGCTGCCCAGCAGGCGTACTCGACCGCCTACGAGGCTGCGCGATCGCAGATCCAGAGCGTCTACCAGACCGTCCTCAGCTTCCGTGACGGCCTGCGATCCTACCAGGACCAGCTGAAGGTCAGCGACAGCTCGACCCTCAGTCAGGCGGATCAGGTGCGCGAGGCGCAGCGGATCTACGACGAGACGCTTGCAAAGGCGAACGCCGGCGATAAGGAGGCCATGAACGGGCTCACCGGCGCCGCCGGCGACCTCCTGTCAAAGGCGAAGGACTATTTCAAGTCGAGCCCGAAATACGTCGCCATCTTCGAGAGCGTCAGCGCGTCGCTGAAGGCGGCCGAGGGCAAGGCGACCGGTCAGTTGTCGGCCATGGAGCGCTCGGCGTCCTGGCTCAAGGACATCGCCGGCTCGAACCTCGACATCGCCAAGGCGGTCGCCGACCTCGGCGCATCGCTGAAGAACCTCAACGGCAGCCGCCAGTGGGGCGCGATGGCCGACCAGAACAAGGCGATCTGGAAGGACCTGCAGTCGCAGGGCATCGACTACACCGGCAACTTCGGCGGCGGGCAGTTCCTCGACTGGGTGAAGACGCAGCTGCCATCGCAGCAGGCGGTCATCAACGCGATCATCGCCAAGTGGAGCACCGTCTACGCGCCGAAGGCTGCCATGCGCTTCGGCGGGATCGTCGGCGCCTACGCGGGCGGCGGTGTCGTCGGCAACGGCATCTGGGACCGCGACAGCGTGCTCGCGCGCTATGCCGGCGGCGGCGAAATCGCCTTGGCTGGCGGCGAGGGCGTCATCAACGCCCCGGCGATGAACAAGCCGGGCGTCGCCTCGATGGTGGCGCGTCTCAACCGCGGCGTCCCGGATCCCTATCCGCGCACCGAGATGCTGCGCCGGCAGGCGGCCAACGTGAACGCCGAAGGGTCGTTCGCGTCTCGAGGTGACATGCGCGAGGTGACGGCACGCCTTGACCGGATCGTCGACACGCTGTCGGAAGGCTTCGGCGGCTCGATCGAGGCGACCAACCGGCTGTCGAGCAACGCGCAGCAGTCGGCCTATGCCGCCCGCCGCGCGGCGATCAAGGCAGGGAAGGCCGCATGATCATCCTCGTCGAGATCGACGCCGTCGACGAGGTGTCGGGCGAGGCGATGACGCTGCGCTTCGGATCGAAGCCCTACGTCACCAAGCCGACCGACACGCCGGCCAATGCGGTGTTCCGCTCGCGGCTTAAGGATCCGGGCAACTACGAGCGTCACCTGTTCGGCGAAGGCCGGACCTATGGCGCCAGCGAAGTGGGCGTCGGTGAGGTAGTCCTCACCAACGCCGACGGCCGCCTCGACGTCTTCGACCGCCTCGCACTCGACGGCCGCGAGATCCGCATCTGGTCGGTGAAGCGGTCGAACAGCCCGTGGGCCTCGCGCGAGACGGTGCTGATCGGCACGATGGATCAGGCGAGCTTTACCGGCCGCGAGGTTCAGGTGCGGCTGATGGACCGGCTTGAGCTCCTCCGCGAGGCGATCCAGCCGCTCGCTTACCTCGGCACCACGACCAGCGGCGGGATGATGGTCGCCGAAGGCAACGTCGACCTGAAGGACGTGAAGAAGCCGATGCTGTTCGGCCGGGCGTTGTCGATCTCGCCCGTTCTCGTCGACCAGTTCGACAACGTCTACCAGGTCGCGAGCAACGCGTTGGCCGTGATCGAGAACGTGCGCGACGGCGGCGTGAAGCTGCAGTTCAAGCAGGACTATCCGACGCTTGCCGCGTTGAAGGCCGCGAGCATGGTCGGCGGCCAGTACGCGACCTGCCTTGCGCTCGGTCTTCTGCGCACCTACTCGCGCCCCGACGGCACGCTGACGGTGGATGCGGCCGAGGGCGCAACGATCGCCGATCGCTCGGCCGCCAGAATCGCCCGGCGCATGCTCGGCACACTGGCGCCGGTGAACCCTGCGACCTTCGACGCGCTTCACACAGCGAACCCGGCCGAGTGCGGCCTGTGGATCGCGCAGGGCGAGACGACGGTGCTTGCGGCCGCGACGACGATCCTTGGCTCGGTCGGCGGCTGGCTGCTGCCGGACCGCTTCGGTAAGTTCTCGACCGGGCGCCTGGAACTGCCGGCCGGCACGCCGACGGCGGCTCTGACGCGGAATCGGATCATCGATCGGGGCGAGGGCTTCGCGCGTCTGCCGACCAACGATCCGGGCGAAGGGATGGCGGCGAAGAGCCTGACCGTCCGCTACGGCCGTGCCTACACGACGTTCTCGGAAAGCGACCTGAAGGAGGTCGCGAGCGATGACGCGTTCCGCACTTTCGCGAAGGAGGAGTGGCGGCAAGTCAAGGTCGAGGCCTCGGAGACGGCCGCGCTGCACCCCCGCGCGATCGAGATGCTGTTCGAGACGTGCCTCGTTTCGGAGACCGACGCGCGCGCCGAGGCGAACCGGCTGCTCGCGATCTACCGCGCAACGCGCCGCCGCTTTCAGATCGTCCAGGCCAGCCCGACCGTCGCCGGCGTCGAGCCCGGCGACTGCGTGACGCTTCAGGTCAACCGCTACGGCCTTAACGACGGTCGCCTGATGCGCGTCCTCGGCATCGCTCCGACCTACGGCACCAACCTCACCACGCTGGACGTCTGGGCATGAACGATCCCCGCATCCTGAAGCTGTTCTACGACAATAAGTCGGACCCGGCCTATGCCGGTCGATTCGGCCAGATCCCCGGCGCCACCCTGTCGGGCGGGTCATGGGTCATCCCGCTCGCCAACCTGCAGGATCCCGAGCTCGGCCTGATCGCTCGCACCGCCTCGGCTGACGCGGACGACGCGCGCTTCACGATCGCCTTCACGAGCCTCGCGAAGCTGTCCGCCTTCTTCCTCTGCAACACCAACCTCAGCGTGAACGCCCGGATCCGGCTGGTCGGCTACTACGACGCAGCCCGGACGGAGCTGTCCTTCGATCTGACCTTCGACGCCTATCCTGGCATCGGCTTCACCGAGGAGCTGGAATGGGAGGACGAAAACTCCTGGGACGGCAAGCCGCTCAGCAAGGACCTTGAGGGCCTGACACAGAACGCCTGGACGGTGTTCCCGGACGACGTTCGTGCGTCGGTGCTCGACGTCCAGATCCTCGACGAGAGCAACCCGGACGGTTTCATCGATCTCGGACGTCTTCTGTGCATGTCGGGCTGGCAGCCGGCGCGCAACCCGCTGCTCGGCAGCTCGCTCGGGATCGAGACCGACACGACAGCCGAAAAGTCCATGTCCGGCGCCGAGAGCTTCGATCGTCGCGAGCCGTTCCGGGTCTACCAGCTGAACTATGGCTACCTGCCCGAACAGGAGACGCTGGATCGCGGCCTCGAGATGGCCCGCCGCATCGGTATCGATGGCGAGGTCTTCGTCGTCAACGACAGCCGATCGGTGAACCTGCACCGCCTCAGCTTCCTCGCTCGCCTCCGCCAGCCGCCGGCGTGGGAGCGCTCCGCGCCCCGCATGGCGAACATCGCATTCCAGTTGAAGGAACGTCTTCCATGAGCCTCACCACCGACCAGGAAGACGCGGCCGGGCGGCTCGATCTCGTCAACGACAGCCCGTTCGACGAGATCAACAACCCCTACGGCCTCTCGCGTGGCGGCAACAGCCGCGGCGTCTTCGTGCGAGCGCTCCGGGACTTCGTGACGCTCGTCCGCGCGGCAGTCGGCTTCGCGGACACCGCGACGACGCAGGCTTCGAGCGCCAGTGCCAGCGCGAACGCTGCGGCCGGCAGCGCCACGCAGGCGGCGGCCAGCGCGGAGCGGTTCCAGGGGACGTCAACCTCCAACGTGACGCCGGGGCTCGGCAGCCGCACCTTCTTCACGCAGACGAACAAGGCCTTCACGATCGGCACCAACCTGCTGATCCAGTCGCGCGGGCAGATCGCCTCTTGGATGTTCGGCAAGGCCACCGCCTACAATTCGGCGACCGGCTCGCTGACGGTCTCGGTCGAGGCGGTCGGCGCGGCGACGGCGCGCACCGACTGGGACATCCTCGTCACGGGTGCCCGCGGCATCGTCGGGCCTGACAGTTGGGCGTCGCCGGTCGCTTGGGATACCGGGGTGACCTACTCAGCCGTGCCGCCGCGGTCGACCGTCACCTACGACGGCGAGACCTACGTCGCGACGGTGACGCACACGTCGGGGGCGACCTTCAACGCGGCGAACTGGATCAAGATCGCGGCGCGGGGCACCCAGCTGACGAAGGCGACAGGCACCGATCTGCGCGCGCTGACGGACGATGCCGTCTACCTGACGCCGAAGGTCATGGCCGACGCCATGAAATTCTTCAACACGGGCGCCGGCACGACGATTACCCCGGACTTCGGCGAGGCCTTCAACCGGGTCTACGTGATGTCGCTGAACGGAACGCTCGGGCAGCCCCTCAACATGAAGGACGGCGAGCCGATCGTCCTCTACTTCCTGCAGGATGCGACCGGCGGCCGGACGCTCTCGTTCAACGCGACCTACCACAAGTTCGCTGGCGGCATCGTGCCGACGCTCTCGACGGCGCCGAGCGCCGTCGACCGCCTGTCGGGCATCTGCCGTCAGCGTGGCGGCGGGCTCGTCGTCGAATGGGGCTCGCTCGAGCGGGACCTGAAGTAATGCTGCCGTTCTCCAACCTACTCGGGACGATCCCGATCAACACGGCCGACGGCGGCCACATCGTCTACGAGACGCCCGGCACGTACCAGTGGATATGTCCGGCGGGCGTCTTCACGGTCGCACTGCTGGCCGTGGCCGGTGGCGCCGCGTACCTCGCTTCGCAGAGCGGCGGGGGCGGCGGCGAGCTTCGCTGGAAGAACCGCGTCCGCGTCGAGCCGGGGCAGGCCTATGATGTCGTCGTCGGCGCGGCTGGCGGCGTCACCAGCTTCTCATTCGCCGGACAGACGTTGCTCCTGGCTAATCCGGGCGTTGGGACCGTCGGCGGATCGGGCGGTATCGGCGACGGCGGGGGCAACGGCGGCACAGGCGGGCCGACCAACGCAGGCGGTCAGGGTGGCGGCGGCGCTGGTGGTTACAGCGGGCCGGGTGGCAACGGCGGCAGCACGAGCGTGGCGGCTACTGCCGGTCAAGGCGGCGGCGGTGGTGGCGCCGGCGGGGCATCCGGTTCCGGTTCGTCTGGCGGCGGCGGTGTCGGCAAATGGGGTGAGGGGCCAAGCGGGGCGGCCGGACCAAGCGGAACGGCAGGCAATCCTGGTATCGGCGGTTCCTACGGACAGAGCGGTCAGCAGCTTTCGACAGGTGGAAGCACGACAGACCAGGGCGGTTTCTACGGCGGCGGCGGTGCGCGTCATGGTCGCGGCGGCAAGGGCGTACTTCGCATCGTCTGGGGCAAGGGGCAGGACAACGGCGGGCGCGCGTTTCCGTCGAGCCTCGTCGACAGCGCCGAGGGCCATCAGGGCAACGCGACCGCGCTCTATTCGCTCTCCGACGCAAGCGGCAACACGGGCACGTCGGAATCCAACATCCCCGCGCTCTACGACGGCGACCGGTCGCAGACAGGAACGCCTGCACTCGTCTCGACGGCTGCGCTTCCGGTCGTCCGCATCCGCTTCCCGGAAGGCGAACGCGCCTTCTTCGGCTTCGTCTTTCAGAGCAACGTGCAGACGACCTGGAGCTATCGCATCCGCAAGGATGGCGTCTGGGGTAGCTGGCTGGGAACGGTCAATACGAGCGGCGACACCATTCGGAGCAACGCCTTCAAAGGCGATGCGATCGAGTTCCGACGCGACAACTACAGTGCCTTCAACATGTACGAATTCGCGCCGTTCTACAGGGATTGACCATGGCACAGGCTCAGAAGATCGACGGCGAATGGCGCAGCGTCTCGGGAGGCCCGGTTCGCTCGAGCGTCGATGGCGAGGAGGTCGTCGCCTCGTTCGAGACCATCATGCTGTGGTCCGAGGACGAGCGGGAGGCGTTCGGCGTATTCCCGGTGGGCGACGGCGATCCGGTGCCGGCGGGCAAACGGGTCGTGTCCTCGCGCATCGTCGACCGGAACGGCCGTCCGGTCTGGCTCAGCTTGTTCGAGGACGAGCCGGCCGAGGACGTCGGCGCCGCGATCGAGGCGGAGAAGGTGCGCCGGATCGAGGCGGGGTTCCCGTTCCTCGGCAAGGTCATCCAGAGCCGCGCGGAGGACCGCGAGAACATCGCCGGCGCAAAGTCTGCTGCGCAGGACGCCAAGCTCCTCGGCGCCGAGACAGGCGAGCTCTCTTGGCAAAAGCGGCTCGACGCTACGAAGGGCGCGGAGGTCTTCGCGTGGATCACGCTCGACAACTCCCTGCTGCCGCTCGATGCCGACGCGATGATCGCAATGGGCTACGCAGCCATGTTGCACAAGCAGCGGCTGATCTTCGTCGCGAAAAGCATCAAGGATCGCATCGCCGCGGGGGAGGCAATCGCCGACGTCACGGCCGACGCGCTCTGGGGGTGAGCCATGGCGGGCGAGCGATACAAGCGCATCGCGCAGCCCGGCGACTGCAAGCCGGGCCTGCAAACGGGCGACCATGACGGCTGGCTGCTGCTCGACGGGCGCACCATCACCCGGAAGGCCTATCCGCAGTTCTTCGCCAAGCTGAAGATCGTCGGCGACGAGGCGGCGCTGCCGGACTCTCGCGATCGGCTCCTGATGGGCGCCGGCGGCAAGCTCAAGGTCGGTGAGCGGAGCGGCTCATCAACGCTGACGCTGACGGCCGACCAGCTGCCGGCGCACAAGCATGCGATCGACAAGGTGGCGACGGCCGCCACAGCGTCGCAGAAGGCGATCCTGACGGGCGTCGGCCTTGGAGACGTGACAAAGCCGCCGACGACGTCCGTCGTCGCTGGCGAGGCTCAGACGGGCGCGACAGGGGCGGGGAAAGCGATCGATCTTCCGACCCCGCCGCACCTGGCGCTTGCCCTCTTCGTCTTCACCGGCCAAGGCGGCTGATGGGCGCCTACACCGACGCGCCGATTGTCTTCGAGCGGCTGGATGGCATCCGGTATCGCCAGCACGGCCGCACGAGCTGGGAGCTCGGACACAAGGGATCCGATCACTGGGAGTATGTCGAGGACGGCACGGTCTTCGACGTCTCGATTCCGTGGGCGCTGCGCTGGATCTTCGACCCGCACGAACCGCGATACCTGAAGGCGGCAGCGCTCCACGACGAGCTGCTGCGCCGAGGCTTTGACCGCGTGACAGCGGCCGGGGCGTTCAACGAGGCGCTGAAGGCGGACGGCGTGTCGCGTGCCCGCCGCTTCGCAATGACCGCGGCGACCGCCTTCTACCGGTGGGCCTGACGCTCACATGTCGTCGAGCGCTTCGCGCAGGTCCGCCAGTTCTTGCAGCACGCCTGTCGGCAGATTGCGCTGACGGGCGAGCGCCTCCGCCTTCTGGAGCTTCGCCATGACTTCGTAGCGGTTCGGCATTTCGGCGATCAGAACGGAGATGACGAGGCGCAGCCCATCGATCCGCTCACCGAGTTCGTCGATCTCTTCCTGCATCGTCCGATCCTCCTGATCGGCAGCTTATCCCAACGTTCCCGGCGCCCGTGAGGCGCCTTTTTCATGAGGTGGACTATGGCGAACTTCACGCGCCGCGATGCCGGCCGGCGGGCTTCTGACAACGGACGGTACAACGGCCCTATGACGGCGGCCTACATCGGGAAGGGGATTGTCACCCCTGGCGCGGGTGGCGGGGTGGTGCCGGTAGCTTTCTTCGTCACCAGGACGAAGGACGGATCGATTGGTCAGACCTACAGTGCTGATCCGGGGCCT